GTCAGCGGCAACCAATACCGGATATCAGTCAGCGGCAACCAATACCGGAAATCGGTCAGCGGCAACCAATACCGGAAATTGGTCAGCGGCAACCAATACCGGAAATCAGTCAGCGGCAACCAATACCGGAAATTGGTCAGCGGCAACCAATACCGGAAATCGGTCAGCGGCAACCAATACCGGAAATCAGTCAGCGGCAACCAATACCGGAAATCGGTCAGCGGCAACCAATACTGGAGATCAGTCAGCGGCAATTGTAGAAGGAAAAGAAAGTATTGCATTAGCTACAGGAATTAATTCAAAAGCTAAAGGAAAAATTGGATGTTTTATTGTTTTAGCAGAGTGGAAAGAGATCAATTATGAATATCATATTGTAGATGTTAAATCAGCAAAAGTAGATGGGGAAAATATCAAGGAAGATACTTTCTATACGCTGAAAGATGGAAAATTTGTAGAAGCAGATTAAGTGTCCTGGAAGGTGCGGACACACCAACCAGGACGGTATCTAACTAAGTCGACGTTAGTTAAATACAGGATTATTATATCACAACCTCCTGTATTTGACAAACAAAAATATAACAGGAGGACTTTTTATGCAAAAAAATGGCGAAAATCAGCCACTTTCCAGTGAAATCATTGCTGATCTGGAAGAAAAGCTGATGGCAAGAAATGTAATTATCGCTATTCTGGCAGCTGCACTTGCAGTAACCACATCCAGAAGAAAGTGAGGACAAAATGAAAGAGGTGGTAAAGACAATAGGAGAAATATTTGTAGGGATAGGGGTGTTTACAGTAATCTTCTCAATCACATGGATGCTTACATCATTTGATGCTATCGGGGTGTTCTTTGTATCAACAGTCTTATTCTCAATGGTGTTTCTTCCTATTATATTAGAAATGGAGGAAAAGTAAATGCAAAGATTAAATAAAGTAAGATTATCCGGTAGAGCCGGGGAAATAGTATTCAGCCACGAGCATTACGGAAGATACTATTACAAATTCATGCTGACAGTCATTCGTAAAAGCGGTGCAGTGGATATGTTTCCAATCGTTATAGAAGATTCCATTGTACGTGACAATGATTATAACGGAAAAGAAGTTGTGGTAACAGGAGCAATCAGAAGCATGGACACTTCTAAAAATCCAAATAAGCACCACAATGTTAATTATATCGCAGCTGATGAAGTGAAAATCCTGGAAGAACAGGTTCCAGAAGGTGATATAAACGAAGCAGAGTTTATTGCCAGAAGTTGCACGAAAGAACCATATGCAAAACTTACATCAGTAACGCACAGGAAAGCTTCAAATCTTTTCGTAGCAATTCCAAGAGATCATTCGGAAAGAGCAGATTTTATTTGCTGCAATTTATGGGGAAAAGGTGCTGATCTGGCGGTAGAGGTTAAAAGAAATGATTACATTAAAGTAAACGGAAGGTTAATGAGCCGTGATGTTTATGTTAATGGGGAAGAAACGGAAAGTGTATATGAGATTTCCGTAAAAGAAATGGAGAAATTGGAGGATGAAGAATAATAAGAATGAAGTTCAGATATATGGCGTAATAATGGATATTCAGCCAGGAACGTTTTTCAAGGACGGAGAAAAATTCGTAAGATTCTATATTGGTGCAAAGCGTACCAGTGGAAACGTAGATTTGCTTCCAGTAGCAATACCAGAAAGAATGGCAGAAAACTGGAAAATTGGAGAACACATCTATATTGAGGGAAAATACACTTCATACAATAAAAAGGAAAATGGAAAATCACATTTAATATTGGAAGTTAAAGCAGAAACATTATTGGGTGGAGACGGAAGCGCGGACGATGAAAACAAAATCATTCTGGAAGGTTATCTTTGCAAACCGCCTGTGTACCGCCGAGCACCAAGAGGAAAAGAAATCTGTGATTTGATGATTGCTTGCAACGAATATGACTTACGAAGAACAGATTATATCCCATGTATAGCATGGTGGAAAGAAGCCAGAGAAGCTGCTGATTTCAAGGTTGGAGATTTCGTAAAAATAATCGGAAGAATCCAGAGCCGGATTTATCATAAAAAATTATCTGGTGATGAAGTAGAGCTTAGAACTGCATATGAGGTATCAATAGGGAGGATAATCGAGCATGAAAGTGGAAGTGAAAAAAATTTCACTAGTGAATTACAAGAAGTTTCCGAGTAAGTCTGTAGATTTGTTTCCAAGAACAGAGATTTCCGGCAGAAACAGAGAAGGAAAATCCACATTACAGGACGCATATTTAGATGTCCTGACAGGAAAGATGGCAAATGGTACAGAACCGACTTCTATCCGCAGAAAAGAAAATGGCGTGGAAGTGCCAAAGGTTGATGTTGTAAGAGAACTTACACTTGCGATTGATGGGAAAGAAAAAGTAATCCGCAAAATCACAAAACAAAAGTGGAGAAAACCGAGAGGACAGTCCGAAGAGGTATTCGATGGAAATGAAACTTCTTATGAAATTGACGGATTCCCGGCTAAATCAAAGGATTATACCGAATTCATCCAGTCAATAGCAGAACCTTCAACGCTTCTGATGTGCAGTAATCCAAAACCATTTCTGGACACATTGCAGAAGTCAACAGCAGAATCCAGGAAGGTACTGGAAAAGATGTCTGGTTTCGATATTGCTCAGTTTATGGAAGAAAATCCACAGTACACTCATGTGGAAGAAATCACAAAGGGGCATTCCGTAGAGGATACCTTAAAGAAGCTCCGAAAGGAACTGAATGCACAGAAGAAAAAGGTGGATGCCAAAAACACGGAGATTGCCTATGAAACCAATCGAAGCGTTGAAGCAGAAGATACTTCCTCCCTAGAATCCAAAAAACAGGAGCTTAATGTGGAGCTTTCCAAACTGGAAGAACAGGAACAGATTCTTGAAGATTCAGCAAAAGGCTATGACAGCCTTTCATATGAAATCCGAGGACTGAAATCTTCTAAGGATGGACTTGTTAGCAAGGCGAATGAATGGTTAAGAGCCAGACAAAAATTCATTTCTGATACAGTTTCCGAACTTAAGTTAAAAAAATCAGAAAAAGAATCAAGCATTCGTATTATTGGAATGGAACTGGACAACCACATAAGGGAAGCACAACAGGCAAAAGCTGACTTGGATAGAGCCAGACAGGACTATCCAAGAATCAAAGAAATGGAGTGGGATGATTCTGGACTGAAAGCTATTGAAGCCGAAACATTCAATGATTCTGATACCATTTGCCCTACCTGCGGACAGGAACTGCCAGAAGAACAGATTGCAGAATTGAGAGTTTCCTTTGAAGAAAAAAAGAAAGCCAGAATTGAAGCACAGTTGAAAGTAAAAGAATTCTTTGAATCGGAGAAGCAGGAAAAGCTTAAATATGTCTGCGACCTTGGAAATACTTCCTCTGCAAAATTAAAGAAAACCAACGAGGAAATTGAAAAATTACAGTCAAAAATCAATGCGGCACAGGATGAAGTTGCTGAACTTACTAAGAAGATTGAGGAAGAACAGTCCAAATTTACGGAGCTTCCAGAATCTGTAGATATGTCAAATGATGAAGAATATCTTGCAGTTACAGCGAGAATTGCAGAACTTGAAGAGAAACTGAAATCATTTGAAGATGTTCCTGGAAAGAAACAGGAATTAAGAATGCAGATCAGCAATGTTATGAAACAGATTTCCAATGCGAATGCAGATATTAAGATTGCACAGGCAGCAGTCACAGAGAAAGAAAAACGAGTAGCCGAACTGAATGAGGAATTAAAAGACCTTGGACAGGTTCAAGCTGATATCGAAAAGAACATTGACACCGTTCTTAACTTCTCAATCCAGAAAAATAAGGCACTGGCAGAGAAAATCAATCCATTTTTCCATCATTTCCAGTTCAGTTTCCTTGATTACACGATTGAGGGAAATCCAGTGGAAACTTGCAAGATGATCTGTAATGGAATCGACTACAACAGCGGATTGAATCATTCCGACAAAATTCTTTGCGAGGTTGATTTGCTGAATGGATTACAGGAAATGAATGGGCTGAATTTGCCGGTTTGGATTGACGATAGCGAATCCGTAAATGTCGAGCGACTTCCTTTATTGGACAGACAGATGATTGTGCTTAGAGTGACGGACGGAGATTTGACGGCGAAAGAGCTTTAAAAAAAGAAAGGAACAGCCAGTAACTTGTTTGGCGACAGACTGGCTGCTCCATATGAAATATAGAACAAACTATATTTATTATTAGAATAACAGAAATAATTGGCTTAATCAAGTCACAGGTGATTTTGCACCTGGAATGTGAGGAAAATAATCACTCACCAAAACCTGTGCTACCTGTGAAATGGAATTTGGGGTTTGAGAGGTATATCAAATAACACAGGTACGAAACATCTCTGTTAATTGGTTACTTATTTCGCTTAGTTGAGAGGTATATCAAATGACATAAGTACGAAACTGATGCAATCACGCAACAGCGTGTTAGCAAATATAAAAAAGAAAAAGGAGAATTAAAATGGCAGAAAACACACAGGTAGCAAATTTTAACACACAGCTTTCCTACTACACAAATCGTTATGTCGATTTAATGGAAAGAGATTTAACTTCAAGAGGAATGGAATTTGATTCCTACTCAAAGGATTGCGTAGTGGCAGCAATGGGATCTATTTTCCAGATGGTGCATGAGAGTGGAGTGAGTTTTGAAGCAATTAATGGCTCTAACCTTAAATTCATTCTGAGCAAAGTAGCAGCGTTAAAACTGAACGCAAACGCACAGCCGAGAGAGTGTTATTTCCAGATCAGAAACGTAAACATAGCGGCGAAAGGGCAGAAACCTCAGTGGGAGAAGAAAATCGAATTTGCGATTGAGGGCGATGGAAATGACGCTCTTGTAAGTAGATATGGTGTCGATGTAGCTAAAGTATTCCCGTACTGGAAAGTCAGAGAAGGTGATAAGTATATCCCACCAAGACATAAAGGTGTGGAAATCACACCGCCAGAATGGGAAGAATCTGGTGTAGGTAAGGTAGTCCGTATCGTATATCCGATTCAGTATAAGGACGGACATATTGAATATCTTTCTTGTGAAAGAGCAGATGTACTGAAGAATCTTGCAGCACACATCAAGAATAATCTCCAGAATGAAACGTTTGGAATTTGTGCGGACAGATATAAAGCTACAGATTCGCAGAAAGCTCAAATTGAAGAAAAGAAGAAAGAGATCATGAAAAAGGTCGCTGACATTGGAGAACTGGAAGCAATCATTGATTGTGAGGAATTAAGACCGTATATTTCACCGTCTTATTATGAAACACAATCCAGAGAATCAATGATTATTCGTAAGATGCGAAACAACATTATGAAGTCTATTCCTAAGAGATGGGACAATCCAGTGCAGGCTTACGAATACAACATGATGGATGCCACATACAGAGAAGTACAGGAAGAAATCGAGCAGAACGCCAATTCAGAAGAATTTATCCCAGACGAGCCAGCGGAAATCGAAGAACAGCCTAAACAGCCAACAGTCGCAGAAGTTGTAAAGACCGCCGAGAAAGAACCAGTCCCGGCAGCAGAGCCAGTGGAAACAGAAATTCCGTCATTTATGAGCCAGGAGGAAATGTAGAATGAAAAAGAAATTGATTATTGTGGTAGCAGTAACAGCTTGTGTATCAATCACAGGCTGTACTGCAAGATTTGACAGAGAAGTAAAATCTTTTTCAAGTAATTGGAACGGTGGTCTGAACCGTACCGTAACTGTTTACGATTACAACGGCGGTAAAATCAAGTCCTGGTCTGGAAAGTTTGATGTTTCCGAATCAGAGAATGAAGTTTACTTTGATGATTCTGACGGAAAGAGAGTTATTATCCACGGCGGTATTGTCGTGAATGAGGAAAACTGATATGAGCAGCAGTGTAATTGAAACAATTAAAGAAGTTGTAAGCAATATGAACAGCGGACTTTATGATTTCACGGTAGATGGGAAATGTTCAGAATGCGGTTCGTGTTGTTCAAATTTTATACCGATATCATCCAAGGAAATCAAACAGATTAAGTGGTACATTCGCAAACACCATATCAAGGAATGCAGACATAATTTCACTGCTTCATTAATGGATTTAACCTGTCCGTTTCTGATGGATGATAAGGCAAAAGAAAAATGTGCAATCTATCCTGTTAGGCCGGAGATATGCAAATCATTTGTCTGCAATGACCCACAGGGAGCCAGAAAGAACAAAGCTTTAATGCATAAAAAATATAAACCTGTTGATATTAGAAAAACGTTTTTCGTGGGAGAATGAAATATACAATCAGAAAGCGAGGTGATGAAGTATGAAGAGAGTAGATAGAGAGAAGGACTGGGAACAGATAATAACAATTGAACTTTCGTTGAAGGAACTCAAGTTAATACGAGACAGCATGCGCAAAGTAAGCTATTCGGAATTAGAGAGTCTAAATAGAGGGAAGGACATTCCATATGCTTACTCTGATTTAGAGAAGTCAATAGATGAAGCTGATGATATCTTAGACGCATAAATGCAATACACGGAAAGCGAGGTGATGAAAAATGTTCATGCGAGTAGTAAACACAGGAAGTACCCATGGAAACTGCTATGTTCTGAAATCAAACACAGGAGAAATGCTTCTTCTGGACTGCGGATGCAGATACAAAGACATTCTGAAGGCTATTGATTATAGGACAAGTGATGTTTCTGGTGTTCTTCTGACGCATGAACACGGTGATCACCGTGAATCATTTAAAAATCTGATGAATTTAGGTATTCAGATTTACACCAATGATGAAACTGTGGAACATCTGCAAATTATCACTGGTGAATTAATGAAAGGAGTTCCAGAGAAAAGACCGTTTCGGGTTGGTTCATTTACAGTAATACCGTTCTATCTGCCGCATACTACAAGGGATAAGGACACAGGGCAACTTATTCCGTGCTTCAATTATGGCTATATCGTGGAGCATGAAGAAATGGGAAAGCTGTTGTACATGACAGACTTTGAATACTGCAAGTACAATTTCAAGGCAATGCGACTGAACCACTTTGTTATTGAGTGTAACTATTGCAATGAATTGGTTGACAAAACAGCCGAAAATTACGCCCACAGGCTTAAAGGGCATTGTTCCTTAGATACTTGCAAAAGATTAGTAAATACGAACCATACGGCGGCTTTACGGACGGTAACATTAGTGCATTTGAGCAATGAAGCAGCTGACCCGGATCAGATTCTGAAGGAGATAAAAGAAGCGGTGGTTTGGGATGATGCACTGGTTCAGATTGCAACACCTGGACTGGAAATTAACTTGGACTTATGTCCGTTTTGAAAGGAGAAATATGAAATTCAAAGTAAATACTAAAAGAACTATTTTTGAGTTAAAAGACAGCTCTCTTAAAATTGTGATTCATAAAATAATCGGCGTTGGTGATGACTGGTTTCTTAGCTGCCGATGGATGGGAATAGAAGACTACTGCCTTGATACTGAGGATTTTGAAGAAGCAGTTAAGAGAGCACAAAAAGTTATTTCTGAAAAAGTTTCTACTATCGTTAAAGAATCAGATAAATTTTGTAACGATAAAAAAATTGAGCTTGATAAGTATTAAAGGAGGCGTTTGATGAGCGTATTTAGCGTACCAGTAACAATTGGTGTTAATGAGGAAGAAATTGCCCAGGAAATCCGTAAAAATGTTGAGAACAGGGTAGTTGAAAAGATTACTAAAGAAATCAAAGGAGTTATTTATAAAAAAGAGTTATATGGTAGTAGAGAAACCAATGAGCCGTTGTGTAGGATGATACATTCTCATATTTCCGAGATACTAGAAGATAATAAAAGCGTGATCGTACAGGAAGCGGCAAAAGCCTTGGCAGATAAGATGATTAAAACCAAGGCTGTGAAAGAAGCAATAAAAGAAACTATTGAGAAAGTTAAGGAGGATTAGCTATGGGAAATATGATGAGTTTAAATATCAGTGACGATGTAATAAAAGCAGCAATACAAGAAGAAGTTCACGCCGGAATCGTAAAGGCATTAGGCGACCCATCCGTTATTGTACGTGATGCGATAAAAACAATGACGAATAGGTATGTTAATAAAGAAGGAAAATTTTGCGATAAAGGGAGTTGGAACGCAAGACCATATTTTGACTGGCTCGCAGAAGACATTGTAAAAAACACGGTAAAGGAAGAAATTGAAAAATATGTAAATGAAAATCGTGAGGAATTTGCAGAAGTAATAAGAAAGCAGTTAAAAAGTGCAGATTTCATAAAGAGCATTACTACTTCTTTCTTACAGGCTGTCGTTAAAAATACAGAATCCGAATGGAAAATGCCGATTAGTATTTCATTTGAAAAGCCAAAGGAGGATAGTTATTAATGAAAATCTTCTTAAAAACACTTGATAAACTGAAAAAGTCAGAACCTTCTGAACAGGAATGCAAGTACGATAAAGGATGGAATGATGCAATCAAGAAAGTTGAAGAATTGATTTTTTCCTACAGTCCTGCGGATATGTGGATTCCAACAGAAGTGAAGTTACCACCGGAACCAAACAAGGAAGAAAACCCGGGAGATTGGAAAGAATATGCAGTTACAATTGATGGAGCTGTTCTTCCAACAAGTCTTACTTATTTAGGAGACGGCGAATGGGGAAGCGTAGAAGCGTATGGGTTTGCGTATTACCCAGTCATTGCATGGCAACCAATGCCACCAGCTTACAAACCAGGGAGGTAACACCATTGGAAATTACAATCGGAATTTGCGCAGAGGAAATCAAAGAAATCCTTGTTGAGCACATCAAGACAAAAGGATTCAACGTAACGGAAGATGATATTTCCTTTGTTATCGGGAAAGAAGAAATCGTAACAGGGAATACAAAGAAAATAAAACACGCACTTATCAGATGCGACATTCAGATTGAGAGGTGATAAATTGTGAATATTGTTATTCTTTCTGGAAGATTAACTGCTGATCCAGATATCAGAATGGGAACAAATGACACAAAAATTGCAAGATACATTTTGGCTGTTGAAAGAAGAGTAAAAAAGAACACGGAAAGAAAATCAGACTTTATTGCTTGCGTATGCCTTGGGAAAAATGCAGAATTTGCAGAGAAATATCTTAAAAAAGGCACGAAAGTAAATGTGCGTGGAGAATGGCAGACTGGAAGCTATACGAACAAAAGCGGTGAAAAAGTCTACTCAAATGATTGCCTTGTTGCAGAGCATGAATTTGCAGAAAGAAAGAAACAGGAAACAGATACGCAACCAGTACCACCGCCAGAACCTAGTTTCATGGATGTGCCGGATTTAGGCGGTATGGAAGATGAATTTCCGTTTAGTTAAGGAGGAGTGATAAATAAATGGAACCAGTTTTAGAAACTTGATGGTGAAACGAGGTGATAAATTTTGATATTACTTGAAGATACAAGAAACCAAATCGGAAAACATGATCTTAAAAACAAGTTCTTTTCTGAGAATGGTATAGAAGTCCGTAGAACAAAATTGTATTGCGGAGACTACACGCTGCCTACTAACCAAAGCATTTGCATAGACACCAAAAAGGATATACAGGAACTTATTGGGGACATATGCGGGAAATCCCACGAGCGGTTCAGAGACGAGCTTATAAGGGCACAGGAGAGCAATATAAAGCTAATTATTCTTTGCGAGGACAACGGTGGATATTGTGATAAGCGGAAGACCATATACAATAAGCCGGTAACATGTATCAATGATTTGTTCTCATGGAAGAACCCAAGGCTGTTTATCTGGAAATCCGGAAAACAAAAATACCCTAGAGCTACAAAAGGTCAGACGTTAGCAAAGTGCCTTATAACTTTAGAAAAAAAATACGGATGCGAGTTCAAATTCACAACAAAGGAGAACAGCGGAGCAGAGATTTTAAAGTTACTTAAAGAGAGCGATGAGAAAAAAAACAAAGTATCTATTAAGGCGTTGGAAAAATTCAACGAATTACTCAATGAAGAAAATTATCACTGATTCTAACACACCAGTAGTTCTACTGGCTAAATTCCAAAGATAAAAAATAAAAAAATGAAAGGAGCTTGCCTTCAGCTGACGTAAGGGTGCACCGGGCTTCTTTTGAGGATGATAAATGACGGTTTTTACTGTATGGATTGTTTCGATGGCTTTAAATTGATTGATGACGAATCAATAGACATGATCTTAACCGACCTTCCATATGGACAAACAGCAAGAAATAAATGGGATTCGGTTATTCCGTTTGAGCCATTATGGAAACAGTATAAAAGAATTATTAAAGAGCATGGTGCCATTATATTATTTGCAAACGGAATGTTTACTGCAGATTTAATGCAAAGTAATCGTGATATGTGGCGATATAACTTGATATGGCAGAAAACACAACCTACAGGATTTTTGAATGCTAACAAAATGCCTCTTCGGTCACATGAAGATATTTGTGTTTTTTATAAAAAACTTCCTACTTATAATCCACAGAAAACAACTGGAAACAAAAGAAAAATAAGTAAAGTGGAACATAAGGTTAAATGCAAAGAAACAACAAACTATGGGAAATACAGATTAACTTCTTATGACAGTACAGAGCGTTTCCCAACATCTGTGTGGACTTTTGCAAAAGACAGTCAAAAATGCGCGCTACATCCAACACAAAAACCGTTATCACTTATGGAATTGTTAATCAAAACATACACAAATCCAGGTGATTTAGTCTTGGATAATTGCGCCGGTTCCTGTAGCACAGGAGTTGCCTGCAGAACTACAGGTAGAAGATTCTTAGGTTTTGAGAAAGAAGAAAAATATTTTCATATTGGGAGCGAACGGTTAAAAGAGGTGGAATGAATGAAATTAAAATGTGAAATATATCGTGATTCTATGCAGAATTATAAGAAATATGCAATCCCAAGAGCACAGCTTGTAATTGCAGATGTTCCTTACAATGTAGGTAATAATTTTTATGGAAGTAGCCCTATGTGGTACGCAGGAGGTGACAATAAGAACGGTGAAAGCAAATTAGCCGGGAAAGCAGCATTTAACTCTGACTTCAACTTCAACCTGTATGAATACTTCCATTTCTGCTCGAAAATGTTGAAAAAAGAGCCGAAAAAGGCAGGAGCAAGAGGAAGAAGTTCAGATGCACCATGCATGATAGTGTTTTGCTCGTTTGAACAGATTCAAACTCTGATTAATGCGGCGGCGAAACATGGCTTTGTTCACTATATACCGCTTGTATTTATAAAAAAATACAGTCCACAGGTGCTTAAAGCAAATATGCGTGTGGTAGGTGCTACAGAATATGCTCTTGTATTCTACAGAGATAAACTTCCAAAATTCAGAAATGGAGCGCAGACGGACGAAAACGGAAAGACCATTCGCGGAACTGGGAAAATGGTATTCAACTGGTTTCAATGGGAGAAGGACGGAAAAGATATTCCAAAAATTCATCCAGCGCAGAAACCAGTAGCAGTTCTGAAAAGATTAATTGAAATATTTACTGATCCTGGGGATGTAGTGATTGACCCTTGCTGTGGAAGTGGCAGCACATTGAGAGCCGCTATGGAACTTGGCAGAAGTGCATACGGATTTGAAATTGACAGAAATTTTTATAACAGAGCAAAAAACGAAATGCTTGTTTTTGAAAAAGATAGTCAAATGAGCATAGGAGATTTTATATAAGGAGCGTGATTGAATGTCAGAAAACACAAACGAATGTGTAATTGAGTGGATTCCCGGAAGAGATTATGTAGGGGTTACTGCTAAGAACGGAAGTTCCTGGAAGAACAGATGTGAGGAATTAGAAAAGGAATTTCCAGATGATGTGAGAGAACAAGTGTACAAGAAATGTCATGGACATTGTGCATATTGTGGATGCTTGCTTGACTATAAAGATATGCAAGTAGACCATGTAATTCCACTAAGAGTAGGTGGGAACGATGACATTTCGAATATGCTTCCAGCATGTAGAAGCTGCAATCATTACAAAGCCGCTCTTGATTTAGAACAGTTCAGAGAATATGTACATCAGATTCCAGCAAGGTTAAAGAGAGATAGCATCCCATTTCAAGTCGGGGCTAGATTTGGAATATTGAAATATTCTGATGAGCCAGTGAGATTTTATTTTGAAAAAAGAAGGAGACTGGATTAATGGGAAAATGTAAATTAGACTGCCCGGATGGTGAAACAAAGTGCTGCATCTGCTGTGAGAAGCAGGATTCCTGCCAGTACAAATGTGATGATTATGAGACTGATTGATTTAGCGGTGGCAATCGGAATGGATGCCGAAAGCTGTAAAAAAATTCAAATATGTCATCCAGGAAGAAATTGGGAAGATTACGATGAATTTAACGCCGGTTCGGAACTGTTGAAACCATTTTATGATTTGAAGGTAAAATCTCTATCTGCGGTAAACACGGATGTGATTAGGGTTGATCTGGATTTTGACGAGGAAGGTTGATAGAAATGCGCTTAATAGATGCGGACGAATTAATTAAATACATTAAAACTTGGGAGATTGGGACAAGTATTAGTTCCGACCAGAAAGAATTTATTGATTGTGTCAATGAACAGCCGACAGCTTTTGACTCGGACAAAGTTATTAGCGAATTGAAAAAAGATAAATTCATTGAATCAGAATGTATCTTATCTGATGTACATCAAGGATACAATGCTGGACTAAGCAGGGCGGTAGAAATCGTGAAAGGCGGTGGGATTGAATGAAATATCCAGAAGAAATGTATATTGATAGCCAGATATTTGCAGAGGATATGGATGGTTCGGAATCAAATCTGACAGAAAAAATCGTAAAAATAAGGGTTTCTCATTTATGCTGCGTTTGTGAAAAACAGATACCTAAAGGTGAAAAAATGTTAAACCAAAAAGCAATAGTAGAAGGACAAGGTTGGTGCAGCTGCTATATTTGTCTACCATGTGTTGAAAATTGGTTAGAAGAATCGGGACAAGTGGAGGAACACGGATGAGCAAAGACATTTCAACCATGTTTACAAAAGAAGAAAATAAAAAGAATGGAAGACTTGGGTATGGACTGGCTACCAGAGAAAAGGAAACTGTTATCAGTCCGGCACAATATGGAACATTCTTGCAGAAAAGAGGTAAGAGAAGATGAGCAAATCGGTATTGGTGTTGGATACGCCGAAAAATTGCTATGATTGCCCGTTCGGAACTGAATACTGCGGCAATCTTGAATATGCGGGTTATTGTGAATTAGCTGACTGTTTAGATTGTGATGTAATTCTGATAACAGAAGAACATTATGATTGCGAAAGCAAATCAAGGCCAGATTGGTGCCCGCTTATGGACTTGCCAGAGAAAGATAATGGAGATTATCCAGCTAATACGTCTGATGCCGGCTTTGCGGAGGGCTGGAATCAGTGTATTGATGAGATTACAGGAGGAAATTATGATGATTGATTTAACAGGAAAAAACGTATTTGTAAGAACGCGGGAAGAATATTTGAGTGTTCTGAAAATAGCAAGGTTTCAGGGATTCAAATGGGCGAGAGAAAACCATTTAAACCATATCGAAATTCCATTTCCAAACATATTGATTTTTTACGATAATAAGATCGCTACTTACAGCTTTGAAAAGGAATTGCTTGAAGCATCCAAAATCGTCGAAGATGAAAAAAAAATCAAGGATGCAGTAAAACTTGTCAGAACGTTCGCTAAATACCCAGATAGAACAACTTTGACGGACTCATTTATTAAGTCCTTGAAGCTACTTGCAGATACCGTAGAAAGTCAGATGGAAGAGGTGAAGTAGATGACTGATGAAATTTTCGGTCTTATGGAATGCTTCCCCGGGAGCTACATAAACAGATTTGGGGAAATAATTCTTTCCGAAAAAGGAAACGTATATTTCACAGCAAAGAATTGTACCGATAAAGAAGATATTATCTGCAAGCTACTTGAATGGTGTTCAAGGCCAATGGCAAAAGGAGAGCCGTACAGTTCGCACAAAAGAAATAATGAATGGAGAGAACAACTGATATCAAGCCTTAACAGATATCTGGGTACAAACTTTGGCCAAGAGGATATGTACTGGATTTACGATCAACTTGGAAATGCTGTAAATCATAAACTGACATTAAGGTTCATTAGAAGTGATTTCAATATGGCAATTATATATCAAAAAGTAAAAGAGGTGAAGTAGATGGAGAGATTAACGCAAAAATCAGATAAGATGATTTGGCTTAAAGATCAGGGCTTAAAAATTGAACCATGCGAAATGAATTCACATCATTGTAGAATGATTTTAGAAAAACTTGCTGATTATGAAGACTTAGAAGAACAGGGCTTGCTTGTAAGATTGCCGTGTAAGGTTGGAGACACGGTTTATAGAGTGAATGCCGGAGCCAAGCAACCGATTATTCCGATGACTGTTTCAGAAATTCATTTTCTCTGTTACAAAAATGAACGTGCTGTAAGGTTTGACGCAATAGGCAAAGAAGATATGGGAGAAAGTTGCTACCGTTTAGAAGATATTGGAAGAATAGTATTTCTCACCCACGAGGAAGCTGAGAAGTTGGAGGAGATGAAGAATAATGATTGAAGTGATAAAACAAATTATTATGGCGTTTGGAACGTGTGTAGTTGCTGTTACTATTTACGGATTACTTTGCGCAACAATCAATAAATTCAACAAATGGAGAAAGAGTGGTTGCAAAATCAAGTGTCTCTGCAAGCCGCATAAATACAAATTGGTTTGGTATCAGTTGGATACTGAGAAAGCTATTTTGGAATGCGAAAAATGCGAAAAAAGAAAAAAGTATTCATTGATTACGATTCCATTAAGAAGGAATTTAATTTGGAGGATTAACATGAAAACAGAAGAAGCAAAAGACATCTTATCAGATATGAGAGACCAGCATTTATGTTTCTTGGGAAATTCAGAAATCAAAGATGAATGGTAGAAGAACTATCTCAAAGAAGCATGGGCGTGTGATTCTGGAGCAAAGGCTCTTGCCGGATTAATCACAGGGATAAAGATTAATAAAGGTGTTATCGCAGAAAGTATTTTGCATTACGGCAAAAATAATCAAAGTACAGTCTGTATGGAAGAATGCGCCGAACTCATCCAGGCAATTAGCAAGGCAAAACGCGGAAAAATCGACCGTGATAACATGATAGAAGAAATTGCAGATGTGTTAATCTGTATCGAAATGTTAAAGCAAATGTACATGATTTCCGATAAGAAAATTAATAAGTGGATTGAGAAGAAACAGGCGAGAGAGGTAAAAAGAATTAGTCAAAAAGAATTATTATAGCTGCATCGTCAAAACAATTGTATGGATTTTAGCCGCTGTTACTGTGTCTATTAGAATTTATTACATTGAAAACGCATTGTGCTTATGTGCATTTTGGATTCTATTTATAGTCTGTTCATACTATCAAAAATAACAATCTGGAGGCGAAAATATGAAAATTCCAAAAAGGCGAAAATTATCAAAAGAAGAGCGCATGAAAGTATATGAAAAATGCAAAGGGTATTGCGCTTACTGTGGTTGCGCATTGGAATATAAAGATATGCAAGTAGACCACGTAAATCCTATACGTTGTGGCGGAGAGGACGATATTTCCAATATGCTTCCTGCGTGTCGCTCTTGCAATCATTACAAATCAGCTTTAAAACCAGAAGAATTTAGAAAATATCTTTCTGGGATTCCAAAAAGACTTATGAGGGATAGCATTCCGTTTCAAGTAGGAGAAAGGTTTGGAATTGTTAGAATTGTTACAGATGATGTGACTTTTTATTATGAAAAAATCAAAAATAAAAATAGAAATAGGGAGGATTAATCATGAATAAGAAAGAAATCACAGAGATCAAGAAGCAGTTTACACCAGCCAATTGTGCAATCACACGCATTTGTGGTTGTTATGTGGATGCAGAAAAAAATAAGAAAACCAAAATTAAAGAAGCTTTCCTTTCCCTTCCAGAGGAAGAAATGTTTAAGTATTTTGACATTTTCAAGAAAACCATGTCTGGCAGACTTGGAAAAAACCTTATGAATCTTGAATTCCCATTAGCACAGGAAAAAGAGGGTGGAACACAGGAATTTCTTATGCGGATCAGAGCAAGTAAGCTTAAAGATGATGATCTTTTGGATGAGTTTTACGACAAAGTGATTGAAAATTACGATTATCCAGAAAATTACTACATAGTTCTCATTCATGCAGTATATGATATTCCAGGAAAAGCTTCTGATGGAACCGAAATGCACGATGCATCAGAAGAAATTTATGAACACATTCTGTGCAGCATTTGTCCAGTAAATCTTTCAAAGGCTGGGCTTAGCTATGATGTGGCTGAAAATAACATCAAAGGCAGAATTCGTGATTGGGTAGTCTCAAGACCAGAAACAGGATTCTTATTCCCTGTATTCAATGACAGAAGTACTGATATTCATGGAACTTTGTATTTCAACAAAAACATAAAGAATATTCATCCAGACTTCATCGAAAACGTTCTTGGCACACCAATTCCACGTATACCGGGAAATGAGATCAATGTCTTTTCAGATTTTATCATGGACAATTTCGAAGGAAACACAACATTCAATTTCACTGAAAGCCTAATTGAATCTTTGCAGGAAGTAAGAGAACAGAAGAAAGACAGCCCGGAGATGATAACTGTATCATGTGAAGAAATGGAACAGATTTTTGGATATTGCGGAGTTCCAGACGAGAAATTGTCGGATTTCAAAGAAAACTGGGAAATGTATTTCAGCAATGAGCCTGTTGCCCTTGATAATATCCATAATTCAAAAACTGCAAAAATTGTAACGCCAGATGCAACAATCTGCATCCAGCCAGATAAAATTGCTCTGATTGAATTGAAAGAAATAAACGGCGTTCCATCTCTTGTAATTCCGGTAAATGGAGAGCTGAAAATCAATGGAATTGAAGTTGAATTGAGATAAACACTTTTGAAAAATCCAGGAATTGGAGGAGGCAATTACATTAATGGCTAAAGTAAGCTGGATTAAAATAGAGATTGAAATGTTTAGTAACCGAAAAATTAAGCAAATAAGGAAAATGCCAGAGGGAAACAATATTGTTCTTATTTGGGTAATGCTTTTGACAATGGCTGGCAGATGCAATTCAAACGGAATTATTTTCCTCACTGAAAATATTCCATACACAACAAAAATGCTTGCAGATGAATTGGATTTTGAGGAAAGCATTATTCAATTAGCACTAACAGTTCTGGAAAAGTTCGGGATGATTACCAGAGATTCTGAATTACTTTCTATTCCCGGCTGGGAAGAGCATCAAAGTGCAGACGAATTGGAGAAAATACGAGATCAAAACAGAAAAAGGGTCGCAGAATATCGTGAACGTCAAAAAAATAAGGCCGCATTGCTTTGCAAGAAAGACGATGTAACGTTACAGAAACGTTACAGTAACATTACTGTAACGGAACAGAATAAGAATAAAGATAAAGATTTAGAATTAGATTTAGATACAGAATTAGATAAAGATAAAGAAAAAGATATAAATGATTTAATAGTATCTAAAGATACTATTCGTCAGACTGACGTCCAACGAATCATTGATGAATGGAATACTCTGGAAGAATTTGGTATCACTCCTGTAAAAAGAATGACACCAAAACGAGAACAGGCAGTAAAAGCTAGAATCCGTCAGAACCATATGGACGATATCTTAGAAGCCATTGAAAACATTCGCCATAGCAGTTTCTTACAAGGGCAGAACAAAAATGGTTGGATGGTTACGTTTGATTGGTTCTTGAAGCCTGGAAATTTCGCAAAAGTATTTGAAGGGCAATATGCGGACAAGTCTACGAATAGACCGTGCAGCTATATGGAGAAAATTCAAAATAGAGTAAGCGAGGTGGATAATTGGGTATGACAAGGGAAGAATGGGCGGTACTGGTAAAGGCAATGAAAGCTGTGTACACTTCTCCATCATTTCTTCCAGATCAATATGCTTTTGATACTTGGTATGGGCTCCTTAAAGACTTAGATTACAAACTTTTAAGTTTCGGATTAAAGAAATATATGCAGACTGAATGGAAAGAACCATCAATAGCTGCATTAAGAGAATGTGCCAATAGCATTGCGCCACAATCTACAGAACTGAATGAAACGGAAGCGTGGGAAAAGGTATGCAGAGCCATTCAAAATTCTACATATAACGCAGAAACAGAGTTTGATAAACTTCCAAAAATCATTCAGAAAGCAGTATCAAGCCCGGCACAACTTAGAGAATGGGCAACATCTGAAAATGTGGATGGTACATGGTGGAGTGTAGTTCAATCAAACTTCCAAAGGACTTACCGGGCAGAAGTACAAAGAGAACAAGAACAAAGAAAACTAAGTCCAGACATTTTAAAAATTATAGATACTGCCAGATTGGGAGGTGCGGAAAATTGCCAGATAGAAAACCATGGAGAGAATTAAAAAGCACTGAAATTATAGGCTTAAAGCGAAGACAATGCTCAAAATGCGACTATTACAGCAAGAGCGAAAATGCATGGAGTACAAATGCAACCTGTGATTATATTTTGATCGAAGAACATAGCAGAGGATGTGATCCGAGGGATTGTGTTAAAAATGGTATCTTCAAGAAAAAATCGAGAGGAAAGTCAAGAGTGAAGCGAGTAATTCTATGAGAAAGATAAGCGAAATGTATAAGCGGTCTGGTGGTACAGCTTATCAGCATACCTGTTCGGAATGCAGATTCTTCCGTGGTGGAAAGCATCGACAGTGTTTGCAATACGAACTGGAAATTGATTGGAATCCAGATTATATAGCTTGCAAATTTTACAATCTGGAAGAATCTCAGATTGATGGACAGGTCAATATCTTTGATTTGTTGTAAAACGTGATAATTGTGTACTTAAAATAGTGCAGAATCGTTCAAAAGAGAATAATGGTAGAAATTATAGGGCATACAAAAGATAAAGAAAAACAGCGCTTAAAACGAGATAATTATATGGAGGGACAATTAATGGAAAAAGCTATATTGTATGCCATAAACGAAAGAATGTTTTCACTTGGTCTGATAGATGAGAAAACAAGAGATAAAATTAAAGCTGAAATCAGCATTAGAAAGTAACGACAATGTATTGAGTGGATTTATATGAGGTGTTATACTTTATATGATTCCACTCCCTGTTTATTAAGGGAGAAATGAACTATGAATATTTATTATGTCAGAGAAAAATTAAGAAATTGCTCTATTTACGACATTGAACTAAACGTTGCTTATTATGCCAGGGTTTCTACTGAAAAAGTTGAACAGCAAGCATCCATTAAGCACCAGGAGGAACATTTTGAAGAGCTGATACATTCTAACAACAGATGGAAGTTTGCTGGTTCTTACATTGATGATGGTATTTCTGGAATACATGCGGATAAAAGAGAAGAATTTCAAAGAATGCTCAGAGATGCAAAGCTCGGAAAAATTGACATGATTATTACGAAAGAAATTTCAAGATTTGCACGAAATACTCTTGACAGCATCCAATATACCAGGGAATTGTTATCTTACGGCGTATGCGTGTGGTTCCAAAACGATGGAATTAACACTATTGATGATGATAGTGAGTTCCGACTTACTATTATGGCTGGGGTAGCGCAGGACGAAATCCGCAAGCTTTCTTCAAGAGTAAAATTTGGACACGCACAGTCAATCAAAAATGGTGTTGTTCTCGGGCACAGAATGTATGGATACTCAAACAATCAAGGAAAACTCGAACTGGTTCCAGAAGAATCGGACATGGTTCGAATGATTTTTCAAGATTACGCTTCCGGAATATCTACGCCAAGAATAGAAAAAAAACTCTGGGATATGGGATACAGAAGTTTCAAAGGTGGGAAAATCAACCGGGATGTCATAAAAAATATTATTCGGAATCCAAAATACAAAGGATACTATTGTGGAGGAAAAGTAAAGGTTGTCGATATGTTCACCAAGAAACAAGAATTTCTTCCACAGTCAGAATGGATAATGTTTAAGGATGATGGTTCCAGAGTACCGCAGATCATTGATGAAACTACCTGGGAAAAGGCAAACGCATATTTAAGAGAACGTGGAGAAGCCATAAAATCAAGAAGAACCTCTTTTAAAAACGAAAATATTTTCACTGGAAAACTTTTCTGCGCAAATGACGGAGCTCCATACTGGATGAAGCAGCATTATATTCGAGGAAAAGAAGATGTTCGATGGGTATGCAGTTATAAGATAAAAAATGGAGCAGCTTCATGTGATTCATTTGGACTGGCAGAATCAGAACTGAAAGAAATAATTGCAGAATTGATAAATAAATCTTCTGAAAACATTGATAGCATTTTGGAGGAATATTTTGAAATTTTGCAGTCCTCGATCAAAAACATTCCAGACAATAAAAACGAAATTTCACGACTTGAAAAACAGATTGATCTGTTAAAACAAAAACGTGAAAAAATACTGGAATATAATCTGGATGGAAAAATATCTGATGATGAATTTATTTCAAGAAATAAAGAATACGTGAAGCAGATAAAGCAGATTGAGAGCCATATTCTAGAAATCCAAAATACCAAAAGTCCAGAGCCAGTAGAAATACAATTAAGTGCTATTAAAGAACAGTTAGAAAAGTTTAAGGGCGTTAATCCAAAAGACATTAACAGGCAGATTGTCAATGAACTTTTTGAAAAAATTACCGTGGAACCGTTGGCGGCTACATGTGCAACACTAACATTTCAATTAAGGTCTGGAAGCATTGAAAAATGGGGGTTTCCCTTGCGCCGTTCTGACGATATGATTTTAACTCTACATCCAGAACAACACAAGATATTTAGTAGGAAAACTTGCATTAAGACACAAGATATGGTATTTTTCAAATATAAGTACCTTTTAGCACTATAAGAGAAAAAAATGGGAGTGGAATCAATGATACATACAGCTTATGACGTAATGAAAGAGTTTTTAATCACGGATGCAGAGCTTGTTGGACAGTACGGAATCCCTAAAATTCCAAAGACTTTTATCCATCCAGGGAAAAATACTGTAGATTTTGCGGAGAGCTTTAGCCGGAAGATTAAGAACCACCGGGAACTGGATGTAAACTTCTACGTGGATGATGTACAGTTTCAAAGATTATGGAATCAGCCAGACAAGTATATTAAGCATTTAAAATGTTTTCATGCAGTCATTATGCCAGATTTCAGCATATCGGTTGGAAAGAATGGAATGCCGTTGGCTATGTGCTTGTGGAACAAATACCGCAATCATGCACTGGCTCACTACATGATCTTGAACGATATTCCTGTAATTCCGAACGTAAGCATATTACCGGAATACTGTTGGGACTGGTGCTTTGATGGACTGCCGGAGGGAAGCACAGTTGCCTGTTGTACCAATGGAAGAGTAAAGAGTAGGGCAGCACGGTTGGAATTTTGCGTTGGTTTCAAGGAGATGGAACGGAGATTGAAGCCACTGCGAGTTATAATTGTTGGAAGAATCCCGGAAGAATTAGAAACAGACACAGAAATTATAAACTTTGAAACCAGGAATCAGAAGATTAATAAGGAGGGCGTGAATGGGAACAACGACTGACAATTACCAGAGAAAGAAAAAACTTTCAAAGTCACAAATGAAGAGGACGCAACGTTTAGAAAAATCATCTCACAGAAGATATGGAACACGGAAGAAAGAAGGATTAAATAAATTGTGAATTTTGAATCAATCAGAACTTTACGCTATAGAAATATTTGTGCAAAATTAAAATTTAAGTGGCAGCTAGAAAATGAGAGAATTTTTCTGGTTGCCACTTTTTTTCTTAATTTCCGTGATTTTTTGGTTTCCAAAATGATGCTGAAATTTGGGAACCGTTTACAAGTTAGTTGTAACTATTGAAGCTGTGAGCAGCTACGAGTATTTATTGCTGCAAATCAAACAAATACACCACCGGGAACCGATACCGCGCCGAACTGATGAATCCGGGACGATGTCGGGAACAATTGGACACCAGCAAAGCCGACCGCAGGCAGTAGCCCTGACGGATCAGAACCAACCACCTACAGATAATAGACCATAGCAACAAGTAACATATAACACGGCGTTAAAATACAATAATAGTCTCACAAAATACGCCTTAAATGGCTTGTAACGTATTTAGCCTATATTTTATTGACTGCGATTATAAAACGCCTTAAAATGGCAAACACGACGCTATACAACCATAATTGATATATAACCTGGACAGCTGCGACAAATCACCACAGAGCCAGGACAAATTACGCCTATTAACAAGATATGCAAATAAAGCATAGATGCACATGGCTATACAAGATTATTATACACCTATAGCCGCAAGCAGTCAATAAACCATGTAGCGCACTATAAAGTGCTTTAAAGGCTCATAATCGGCTTAAAATGCAAACGTGGCATAAATACCCACTAACAGCATAAAAAGCCATTTACGAATAAAATAGCGCGTTAATTGATTGACTTATTATATTAACTTTACAAGGTGCATCTGGCAGAATGCCAAAAAACCGCTTGCACGCCGTGAACGTGCTGCCGGACTGGATACCGGGAAGCGGTAAAAAATCAATCAGTTATACCTAAATATTCCATAGTTTTTTTATCAATCTCTTTCCCAGTAATAGTCGGGGAATAAATACTTTCTAAAAATTCTATGTAATTGTCTAGCTCATCAACAGAAAGTGTTATTAATTTATTAAATATTTTATCACTCATGTTTTTATCTTTCTTCCCTTCACCCTGGGAGCCAGGATATAAAAAGACGCGCCCTATTATTTAAAGTCATTTTTGTAACAGCTGGAAGACTGCGGAAAAATTCCCGGCGGTCGTAATCATCTTTAATATTGAATTGTCTGTCGCTTGTGGGGATGATCTCGCTCCCGATAAGCTCCATACAGGAAAGTTGTAAACAGTCCACATTTTTCGTCGATCGGTGCAAGGCGTACCGCATTATAGACCTTTTACCATCCCGGCGCTTTACCGAGGGCATATCCCAATAAGCTAATTTAATAGCTCCATCGGAAACAGCCTTGAAGATTTCCATTGCTTCCTTTTCAGATTTTCTGTTGATCGTATCAATTACGGAGAAGTCGCCGCTTTTTATGGCGGTGATTGTTTGCGCTTGCGTGGCTTTCATGATTGTTACCATTTTAAAGCCCTCCAAAAGTTTTATTTTTCTTTCATGTTTTAGAACTCCATTTGATTAGGAAAACAGGCGAGAAAGCCCCGCCCGGAAATTGTTTATTTAATTCAAACAAGCGTTTATTTTCTCTTCCAGATGCGGGAACGCTTTACAAATTTCTTGCACGCTGTCGGCGTAATAATCGCCTACAATATCACCAAAAATCTTGATATTTCCAGAGTAAAAACACCCTAAATCATTAAACCAGATATCAAGCCCAGTTGCCTGCTCCTTTTTGTCATTGTACCACATGTCAATTTTTATCATGTTTTTAATCCTCCTGATTTTATTTTAAAGACTTCCGGGGAAAGTTCCCCGGATTGATATAAAAGTTAGTTATTTATGCCTTTTTTGCGTGTTTTTCAAGTTCTCTGTACAGAAGATACACGGCTCTTTTTTCTGCCTGTTCATCTGTAAATTTTTCTTTTTCTGTTTCTGTCTCGTCCAGGAGATCGCCGAGAAAATCAACAGCACTGTTTAAAAAAATATCGTTAGAAACTGGAAAAGCTGACGGTAAGCCCTGCATCCAATCCATGAACAAATCAGCTTTACTAATTCTTCCGGCTTTGTATCTGTTATCAAACTGTAATTTTTCAATGTAAAACATGTTCATAATATCTTTACAGATATCGTTGTACTCTGTTTTCATTGTGGAGCCGTCAAATGTATAATATTCCTCGGCTGCTTCGTAGCTGTCCATGATAACCTTTTTAATTCTGTTCATAACTTCTTTTGAATTTGTTTTTAACATTGCTTTTTACCTTCTCCCCTGTTATAATAGGGTTGCCTTTCTTTTTAGTTTGGTGCCCGGTTTGGTTTGGAAGATCGCCGGGCTTTTTTTATTTTGTTGTAATGTTTCTTTCTAGTATTATAATAACACTATATAGTAATACTGTCAAGCGCTATTATATTATTTTTTAATTGACTTTTGATACTTTTTAGTGTTATCCTGTTTCCAGGAGGTGAAAAAATGGACGGTACAAAAATCATTAAAAAATTACTTTTGGAAAAAGATATAAACACTGTAGAGCTTGCGAAGCGTTTAGGCTGCGGAACTGCTAACCTTTACAACAAGTATAAAAGAAACAACTTTTCTTTAAATGAACTTGAAGAGATTGCCGCCGCTGTTGGCTGTAATCTGGAAATAACTTTTTCCGATAAACAAGGGAACTAGAGTTTTTCAATTAATCAGTCCGTTTCCTTATGTCCTCATTGGCTTGAGTGGTTCGGGCGGTTCCGGTTGTTTGTTTCTTTTGTTCCTTTGTTGATATTATAATACCACTAATAATAGTGTATGTCAACACTAAAATTAGTGGTTTTTAAAAATATTTTATATTGCTTTTTGGTACTAATCCTATTATAATAATGATATAATTATTTGGGAGGTCACAAGATGTTTAAATATAAAATAGATGTTATGAAATCATTATCAGATCGCGGCTTTACATCTTCCAGAATGAGAAAAGAAAAGATTCTGAGCGAGGCAACAATGCAAAATTTAAGAAAAGGAAAAGGAATAACGACCGACACATTGAATACAATATGTATTATATTAAGATGTCAGCCGTCGGATGTTCTGGAAATAGTGCCAACAAATGAAGAAAAAATAAAGTATTTTTAAACACTAAATTTAGTGTTTACTTATATATGAAAATGTGCTATACTGTAACTATAATCAAGAAAGGAGATATTACAGTATGGCAAATTTAGAAGAGTTTCGTATTCCACAATATGAAGGTTGCGGAATATATGCAATAGTTAATTCGAAAAAGATGAGCTGTTATATTGGCTCAAGCAAAAATATTAAGTTAAGAGCAATTAACCATAAGGCGCATTTGAAGAAAGGGAAACATCACAATAAACTACTACAAAAAGATTTTGAAAACGGAAATTCATTTCGTTTTATTATATTATGTAAATTAGATTCAAACATAGACAATGATTTGCTAATTGTATACGAAAAAATGTATATGATAGCAGCCATGGATAACTATTTTGAGCTCTATAATTTACTCCCGAAAACGCAATGGAATAATCAAAGAAACTGGATAATTCAACACATAATTTATTATTTTATGAATAATTATAAAATATCAGAAAATCTCGTTTCTGCTTTTGAGGGAGAATATGAAACTACTCCGGCATATATGCATAATAGAAAACCAGAGAATAGATAATTGATTTGTGATTGAATTTAGAAAACCAATACACAAGAAAAAGCCCTAGGAAATTAACCCGGGGCTTTTAAAATGCTTATTTATGGCGGCTATGGACAGAGTACAGACCGCCGCCGAGCCTGTTAATATTTAAATAACACAGCTTCGCCCAGGTTGTCAAGAAAAATATTTTTAAAATACCGCTTGACATTTTTCTAAAACTTCTTTAGGCTATCAGATAACGAGAGCTGACGGAACTCAGGAAGGGCAGAGGCTGAAAGTACACAGAATCGTTAATTAAATAACACGCATAACAAGCCAGATCACGCCGGATAGAAACTCCTGGAAGGTCTGGCTTTTATTATGCAAATCTGTGAAAATATAGTCGCCCTTATATTATATATAATTATATAATTATTCTCTGCCCTTCCTAGATTCCTAAAGCTGGAGTTTATTAAAAGATATGCTATACAGTACCGTATAATAATATATAAGATATAAATATAAATAAAGATTATAATATAATACCCTAATTATTATTTATTAATTATTGACAAAATAATGGGTTTTATTTTATGCAAAATTAAATTTGACAAGATATTAAAAACTGTGCTAAGGTATCAGCAACAAAGAAAACAGAATATTTTTTTAATTTGAGTTTTAGAGAATGTACCCGAACACCCGGAAGTTTTCCGGGAATAAGCTTTACCTGGTGACATTCTCTTTTTTTTATTTATAAATTAACGTGTTAAAGTGAGGTGATAATATGAAAGATAATACAGTAAATGTACAAGATATAGAAATCTATTTAGATAATATTAATATATATGCTGATGAATATATAAATACTGTATTATGTATATCACCAGATAACGAAAATTATAAGAAAGAAGTATCAGATAGCTTTGTAGATATGATTTTTTATATTGCAGATCATATACAAAAGCCAAGTAATGACAATATAGAGCTATTAGATAAAATGTTTAATACTTATGTGAGATTATGCAGTAAATATCATGTATTACCAACCCTAGAAGTATTTAGCTTTTTAGTTGGGATTAATCGTACAACGTTTACTGACTGGATGAATGGAGTGTATAGAACAAACTCTTCACATGGTGACACGGCTAAAAAATGGTTTGATATTTGCAAAAACTGTGCAATTAATAGACTACATAACCAGACCGGAACAAATGCGAATTTGATATTTGTTGCAAAAGCCGCCTATGGCATGGCAGAAACTGCACCAGTGCAAGTTGCGCAGCAGTACGGCGTACCACAGCAGACCGCGCAGCAGATCGCAGAGAAGCACAAAGCCGCTTTGCAGCTTCCGGAGATGGAAAAACCGGAGCTATAAAGCCTGGGAGAACCAATAGAAGCGGTAAAAATGTACACAATGGACGGACAAAAGGCAGTAAACACATGGGATTATGCAACATGTACAGTAATAACGATTATAATTGTGCATAATGTATAGAAAAATAAATAGATCTATAAGACAAATCTGTGTTTGTCGTATAGATGGAACGATAAAGCTTCTAGCATTCCCTTGACCACTGCCGAAGGCATCCGATAGACAGCGACCAGGCAAGGGCAGCGGTTCCCATGGGGCGGTGGGCTGACTTGCCAGCGTCCGTACTGGATGACCGGGAGGGGGTATATATAAAACCCCAGTCAGCGGTAGTCACCACCGAAACCACTCGAAAAAACAAAAAAAGCTCTCCTTAACATGGCAGGGATAGTGATTCGAACACGAAAGCAGTAAGCCTTAACTGTTTCTCTGCCAACACTAAATAAGGCAGTACCAAGAAAGGCAGGTATAAAACATGAAGATAGGATACGCAAGAGAATCTGGATTATGGTTCCCGTTGGAAGCAAAGAAAAAGATACTTTTGAACGAAGAAATTGACTCGTTTATTTTCGATTTGGCAGATGAAAATAATAATTTTAGACTTCTTTGTGAAAACATGAAAAAGGGTGATTCGTTAATTATTTGCGGAGTTGATGATATTGGAAATACCAAGAATGAAATCGAAGAAATATGGAGACAGCTTTGTAATTTGGATATTGAAATCTATGTACTCACAGCTCCGACGTTGTTTTACAGTGAAAGCATGACACTAGAACAATCGTTTATAAGAGATGTGACACGTAGCGTACTTGCTTCTCAGGTCGAAATTGCTAATCAGAAATTAAAGGCAATAAACGATTTGTGATAACTGATAACATTCGCAGAAAGGTAGGCACAAGATGGAAAAAATAGTAAGCAATGACGGATACCTTCGGTCAAAGTTGATGGATATAGCACAACAGCTTTTGAATATTTGTAATGAAACCGGAAATTCAAATATTCAACTCATGACATCATCTTGGGAGAATGGGAAAGGTATTACGCTTCTGGCTAAAGCCGATGACAAACCGATTCTTTCCGTAGAGATGGATACTACCTATGAAAAAGTATAACCCACAATCCGAATCCATCCGCATCCGATTTTCCGAAAAACAGAAAAAAAGGCTCCTGGAAGAGAAGAACCGGACAGACAGGAGCGCATCTGATATTGTAAGACAGGCAGTTGATGAATATTTCGGGAGGAAAAGACGTGCTTAAATTTTTCTCAAAAAAACAAAAAGGCGTTTCAGTTCCAGAAGAATACGAAAAGAAATTCCCGAATGCAGATACCAAACGCATAAGAAAAGACAATATAGTTGTTCATTCGAGTGGAATATGTGCAGATGGGAAATTTTATAACACAGAAAATGCAGAAAAGATATTTTCCGATAATATTGACTGCGACCATTACGGATATACATGTTATTCAGAAAAGACTTATTTTTTAACGGCAAAGGGAAATTGGTTTTCAGCATTTACAGTTATCAATGGCTATAGAGAAGAGAATCAAGAAGAAAATACAATAACAACGTGGGTACATATTGCTTATGGCTCTTTGCAAGTTGAAGACAAAGAAAATATAAAAATATTATTGGGAAGGAAAGACATTGACCTTTACAAAAAATATTTCGGGGAGGTGGAAGAAGGATGAATTGTTTTTTATACATCATTGAGAATGATGTTCGTAAATGTGAAAAAGAAGAAGATATTCCAAGAGAAGCTATTAGAAAACTTAAAGTACAAAACGGAGAAGTATTTTCAAAGGAAAACGGAGAATGGAAAAAGTTATCCATGCTATACGCACCAATAAGTGATAACAAGGATAGTCTTCCCGAATCCCCCATTGATGTAGCGTCTATGCTTATCAATGCCACAGTAACTAACGAACTACCGACTGAGAAAATTCCACTGTCTTCATTATTGGAGCAGAAAACATGGGAAATTCCAAAATACAACATTCTACAGTTGGAAGAGATTGCGAAACACCTCCTTCTCTACTGTGAAACTAAAAGAAAGGGGCGCGAAGATGTCTTTAGTAAAAATCACAACCCCCAACCCCAATGATTGGCTCGGCACAAAATATTTCATTGATGGAAATGAAGTTCCGAGAGTAAGATCAATAAATTTCCATACCGCAGTAGATGAAATTCCAGTATTTGAGTTTGAAATGATGGCTGTCCCAGACATTGAAATGGAATGCTTGGCACAAATCGGTGTCACTTCTCAATCAATTACTGACGCAATTTCAGTTTTAAGGCACGAACTGCTACAACACGGAGAAATTTACAATGGATTCAAAGCAAGCCTAAAATCGGCTTTAGAATCCTACAATTACTGTGGAATGCCATTTGAGCCAGAAGAAGAGATTGCAGAAAAGATTTTGAATTTCTTAATTGGGGAGGAAAAAGGAAATGAATGCACTTAATGTAATCGGAACAGCTGTAAATCTTGCATTTTTCGTTCTGGTTCTTGCTGGAACTTTAGCCATACTGGACGAAGAAGGAAAGACAAACGTAATACAGATTTTATTCTGCATTTGTTTAGAAATATGTTTCGCACTTAATATTTTTTTAATCTGCACGAGGTGACAAATGTATTTACCGATTCCAATTGGAATTATCCCGATTGAGTTAATCGAAAGGGTTAAATTCATAAAAGCGCCGCTTCGACTTAATCCATGTAGGTTCGGGAAAGCCTATGAAAGTGATAAGTCGAGGCATCCAGAGTAGCGTAAGCTCTTATTGATGAATACGCCAGGAATTATTAAATATTTGGAAAAGAAAATTCCCATCCTGGAAAAGAGTAATCGGTAAGAGCGGAAAATTTATATACTTGTTTAGCTTAATATCACGACTTCCCCGGTCTTAATGGTGCGCCGGGGTTGATGGGCTATCGCCAAACGGTTAAGGCATAGCACTTTGACTGCTATATTTGCTGGTTCGAATCCAGTTAGCCCAGTTTGCGGTTTTGTTAATTCCGCAAGTGTTCTTTTTGAAACACTTTTTACTCCGGTCTTCTAGCCCAACGGGGCTGATTAAAGGGGCTTCAAATGTCCCGGAAGACTTTCTGAAATCTAAAAGCGTTTCAGAAAGCCTTTGTTGCGGCTGGTGGTCAAGAACTGCAACAGTGCCGGATTGTTTGCCATGGCGGTCAAATAATTCGGTATCTTAGGAAGCTTAGTTCAGCGGTAAGAGCAACGGCCTCATAAGCCGTAAGTCCTGGGTTCGAATCCCAGAGCTTCCATTTCTTCTAAATGCCATTCATCCGTAATATGGGTGGAAAAAACTTCCAGTTGAGTGTGTGGATTGGGTAAATTTAGGTGCGATACGGCGTAGCTTAAATGGATCTGATTTCCCGGCTGGTATATCTCTGAGTTAAAAATATTAACGCAGCGCACGTTAATAAAAGGAGTTTTCAAGAGATGCCGTTCTAAGACGCATAAAAATATCCAGTGAATCTACAGCACTAAAACTTGTAGATAGTGGAAAGCATAACACGATAAACCTATTGCTAACCCGGTTTTTCCGGGTTCCGGCAGGATAGAGAAGTGGAATATCGCAAGGCTCATATCCTTGAGAACGGCGGTTCGAATCCGTCTCCTGCAATTACATCTACCAGGTGTAGATAGGATATCTTACTTTAGCATAGCTATTGTTGGTTTTTAGACGAGGTAGCTCAATTGGACAGAGCAATGAGAATATTAGTCATGTTTGTGACTATAACAGCAATTTACTCCATTACAAGGCATAGGTTGGTGGTTCGAATCCATCCCTCGTCACTGCCCCGGTTATCGGTTACGGAAAACCGATTAGAACATGTTTGTGTTCTTCACTACAAATAATTTTATAGGTTCAAATCCTGTTGGGGCAATTATGTGATGCTTACAGCAATTATTCTGGATATGACTGTTAATCATAAAACCAAAAAGCATCATGAAATTTATGGGACGCTTGCAGCAACTCACTTAAATAAAATCTAATTCGTATATTTTGTATTTTTCGTGTCCTGAAAGGAGAAAAAGCATGGATTTTGCAAATGCAATGAAACAAGAAAACAAATTTACAAGAACCGAAAACGGAGCAGTTGCGCTGAATACTACAAGCGATGCAAGACTTGACCTGTTCGGAACTATTGGTGCATTGAGAGAAGCTGATGAAAATAGAATCACCACTTTATTCTCAGAAGCATTTGCGCAGGATAAACTCTTTGCCACAAAGATTGCTTTTTATGCAAGAGATATTCGTTGTGGGCTTGGAGAGAGAAAAACTTTCCGAACCATTATCCGCTACATGGCTGAACATCATCCAGAAGCACTTAGACCAAACCTCGATTTAATTGGAGTGTTCGGAAGATATGATGACCTCTATGAACTGATTGGAACACCATTGGAAGATGATATGTGGAAAACCATGAAAAATCAGTTCGAGGAAGATTTGAAGAATCTTAATGAAGGAAAAGCAATTTCTTTACTTGCTAAATGGATTAAGACTGCTGATGCAAGTAGCAGAGAAACTAGGAAGTTAGGAATCTTGACTGCACAGAAGTTGGGTTATCCAGTCTACAACTTTAAGAGAATTGTTCGTAGCATGAGAAAACAGATCGGTGTTGTTGAAAGCCTTATGTCTGCCGGTAAATGGAATGAGATTAAATATCCAGAAGTTCCGAGCCGTGCAATGATGATTTATCGCAAGGCCTTTGCAAAACATGATCCAGATGGATTTAATGATTTTATTAATAAGACTGATAAAGGAGAAGTTAAAATCAACGCTTCAACTTTGTATCCTTATGACATCGTGGAAAAAATCCTTTACGGACGAGAGAACAATAAAGTTCTTGAAGCACAATGGAAAGCACTCCCAAATTACATAGAACAGGGAACAAATGCTTTGATTATGGCTGATGTATCCGGTTCAATGTATGGAAGACCAATGGCAACATCAATCGGATTGGCAATATACTTTGCCGAAAGAAATGTTGGGGCATACCACAATTTGTTTATGACATTTTCGAGCAATCCAGAAACAGTTGTTTTAAAGGGTGAAACCCTTTCACAGAAAATCAATAATGCTAAAAGGGCTGATTGGGGCAATAGTACAGACCTTAAAGCTGCATTTGAAAAGGTGCTTGATATAGCAGAAAAAAATAATATTTCACAGGAAGAAATGCCGAAAGCTATTGTCGTAATTTCTGATATGGAAATTAATTATTGTGGAAATCGAAATTGGTCGTTTTATGATAAAATGGCAAACAAGTTCCATAAAGCCGGATACGTTATTCCAAACGTTATCTTCTGGAATGTAGCCAGCAGACATGATGTATTCCATGCAGATTCCAAGAGAAAAGGCGTGCAACTTGCAAGTGGTCAATCTGTAACAGTTTTCAAACAGATTTTACAGAATCTTGGATACAATCCGATTGAAGCTATGGAAAATGTAATTAATTCAGAGAGATACGATTGTATCAAAGTCGAATAAATAAAATGTGAAAATCAACTCAGTTTCTAAACTGTCCGTGACAGGCGGTGATATGAAACATAGCTCAGTGGTAGAGCAATGATATTGAATATCATGTGACACAGGTTCGATTCCTGTTGTTTCTATCTGGCAAATTGCCATTGCCAGAAGTTGCATTTTCCCCCTAAAGTTCCAGTGTTTCTCGTTGGGAGATTTATGCCGTTCAAGTCGGCACACTGGATTTTTTTAACAAGAGGTGTTTATGGAAGAAAAATGTTGTAAGAATTGTAGAAAACATGATGACTTCACATGGGTTTGTTTTAACGGTGATAGCGAATATTGCGCAGACTTTACTGAACCAGAGTGCTGTTGCGAGTTTTGTGAGGGAAAAGAAGACAGAAAACAAGGAGGCATAGTACCGATGAGTGAACTTTTTGAACTTATAAATAGAGGTGGTTTAATCGATGATTTTAAGATAGAAAAATCCAAAGATGAACCACCTACACAACCAATAAAGTTAGCTGATTGGCTGATTGACAGAGAATTGAAAGATGGAATTCGTCTGTATGGGAAAAATGATCTTAGAAAAATTGCAAATTATTTATTAAATTACTGTGGTGATGAAAATGATTGAAGTAGGTGGAAAAGAAATAAAAGACGAATGCTCACACTGCGGAAATATTCTTGAATGTGAGTTGTTTCGCCAGGGACATGGAATAAAACAGGAACGTGAAAACATAGCAAAGATGATTGAATGCCAGATGAAGCATAGGGAGAAGAGGGAATTTGAATGCTAGATTTACTTGATAAACGCAATTGCCCTGTTTGCGGTGGAATATTGAAATGTGAAAATGCCGATTTCACGAACCCTTTTATAGAAAAAGGACTCTTTTTAAATGTGAAATGGCAATGCACCAATTGCGTCGCTGAATATACTGCAAAACTTGAATTAACCCCAAACGGATATGAGGTGCAAGACCGTGAAGCACATATTAATGTAGAGGATAATTTTTCGGCTGAAAAATTTATGCTTGGAAGAAACAATTTTCAAAGACAGAGGTGGTAAATATGAAATTTGAGGATATGGCAAACTGGACAGAGGAACAGCTAAAAAAAGAGGTTGTGAGACTATCTGAAGAATGTGAGAAGAAGCAGCATATAATCCTGGACTATGAAGCTTTATCGGAGACAATTAACCAAAAGCTTCTTGAAAATGATAACTGGAAGATTCCGATTGATGGAATTGAAAATGTAGATACTGGTCATCCATCTATAGAATGGTATGAACAACGCCACCAGGATGACTGTATTAGAATCAACGAGTTAACTGTTACTGTTGACACATTGGTTGACCGATACGCTAATTTAAGGAAAAACAAAGGGATATGCTGATATGGGCGAAAAGGAAGAATTAAAGCATTTCTTTACATGTAATGGTGAAGTGATTGAATAAATACCAGAGATTTCAATTTCGGATGGTGCTTTTGTTATCGAAGGCGGTATTCTTCACAGAAATGAGGACGGTACACTTTGTAGCATAGGAAAGCCGTTAAGTATTGAATTTGAATGTAAATTAAGTGATGAACTATTTTGGACACTATTTGCCCCAAATCGAATAAACAAGAACAATTTCCGTAAAATGCATGGCATTCCGAAACGGAGGAAAATTAATGGATCAAGAAAAAATAAGCATTGAAGAAGCCATGAAAATTGGTTTTAAGAAAATACCAAATAACTGCTTAAAAATGAATAAAAAGCCAAAATTTAGACAAATTGCTGGAAGAAAAGGGAAACGGAAATTTGATAATGTTTTTAAATCTGTTGCGCGGCGAATGATAAAAAGGGCAGCCAAAGAGGGAAGACCAATAAAGCATAAAAGAAATAGAAAGGTAAATAAATGAGCATTAAGTCAGCATTAGAATCCGAAGGAATAGATTTTTCTGAATACATGAACCCACCCGAACCGTGGAATGGACAGGCATTATTGAGGAATATCAATGGAGTGAAATACGCCTGTTGCCCTTTTTGCCAAAAGAAAGCACTTCTGATTAGCCCAAACACGAAGATTCAGCACTTGAAGTTAAAATGCAAGGGTAGCAACTGTAAGAAAGAGTTCGAGGTGAATGTATGAACACAAAACGGATTAAATGTATTTTGACAGGTGGATGCAAGTTCAAAAGTTCGGATACAGAATCGAAATGCAATGATAAAGAAAAGACTTGCACCATTACAGAAACTTGCTACAAATGTGGGAAGAAGTACACTGCCGTATTTACCTACAAACAATTAGGGATTCCAGTGAGGTGAATGTATGAATTGGTTTAAAGAAAAATGTTCCCACCTATATGAGGAAATTGGGAAATGCTATGACAGAATAGATTACGGAAATGGTACTCATATAAATGCTTATATTGTAAAAAAATGCAAAATATGCGGAAATATTACAGCCAAGACTGTATATTCAAATGAATTTACAAGGTATACATCTCCTGTAAGAGTTGATGATTGTGTAAAAAAACTGATAGCTAAAGGATATGTTGACAAGGTTGATTTCTTTTTGGAACACGAAAATGATAATATACCGTGGAAATAAATGGAGGTCTATTGAGTGAAGAAGGCAAGAAAAATATGTTGGATAATTGCGAATTTCATAATATTCAAATGGGTAGCAGATTATTTGATAGCCACAATTCAAATGCTGATTGAAAATCATTGGGGATTTTCGGCAGTACCATTACTGTTTATGGCAGTATTCGCAGAGTGGAAAGTAATTGAAAATATTTTTACGGAAAAAAAATAAGTAAATCAGTCAAGAGAGCCAGAAAGGAGCGCCATTATGAGTGACTTGAAGATATTTACAGAAAATATCGAACCAGAAGCATTAAATCAGATTTATGCATTGATAAAACAGCCTGCATTTTCTGAATGCAAAGTACGAATCATGCCAGATGTTCACGCAGGAGCAGGATGTGTAATTGGCTTTACTGCTGATCTCGGAGATAAAGTAATTCCAAACATTGTTGGCGTGGACATTGGATGTGGAATGCTTACAACACAAATTCCTACCGATGTGGGAACAATAGATTTAAAAAAACTTGACGAAGTAATAAGAAACAATGTTCCAGCAGGAAGAAATGTACGTGACGAAATCATAAATTTTGAAGAATTAGAAGAACTTCACTGCTTTCATCAGCTTAAAAATATCGAATGGATTCGCAGGAGCCTTGGTACACTTGGGGGTGGAAATCATTTTATTGAAGTTGACACCAATTCAAAAGGTGCAAAATACCTTGTAATTCATACTGGAAGTCGCAACCTTGGGAAGCAAGTAGCTGAAATATATCAAAAAATTGCCATAGAAGATATGCGGAGCACAGATAAACTTGAAACTGAAATACAGAAATTAATAAAAGAATACAAGTGCTCTGGCAGGCACAAGGAAATTCAAAATGGTATTGACGAATTAAAGCGAAAATGGAAGCCAGACAAACTTGACATTCCGAAAGAATTGTGCTACTTGACAGGAGAACACAGAAAACAATATCTGCATGATATGAAAATCTGTCAAGAATTTGCAAGAATAAACAGACGGTATATACAGTCGGCTATATTCTACAGCATGAATTGGACGCTTCAAAGAAATACATGGTTTGACACAATTCATAATTATATTGACCACGATACAAATATTGTTCGGAAAGGTGCGATATCAGCTAAGTATGGTGAAAAAGTTCTTATCCCCATGAATATGCGAGACGGATGCATTATTGCAGTCGGGAAAGGAAACGAGGATTGGAACTGTTCAGCCCCGCATGGCGCAGGACGTATTATGAGCCGGTCAAAAGCAAAAGAAAACATTTCGTTAGAAGAATTTAAGGAGTCTATGGATGGAATATATACAACATCCGTTCATAAATCTACAATTGATGAAAGCCCTATGGCTTACAAAACACCGAAAGAAATTATTGATAACATCAAAGATACCGTAGAAATAATTGATATTATCAAACCTATATATAACTTTAAAGCAAGTGAATAACAGTCAAGAGAGCCACATGAGAGCCAGACTAAATCCTAAAAGAAAGGAGGTCTGGCTCTATTTTTATGCAAAAATTTACAGAAGGTTCGCTTGAATGGTATCGGGCAGTGCTGAATCAAATTATCAGTAGTGATATGACAATCTATCAGAACCAAAAAGATTGCCTTGATTTGCTCTTAAATATGAATATCGACCTTCCTTTCGACAAGAACCAAGAAACACGGAAAATGGCTATGAAAGTAAGTCAATACTCACATAACATAGCAGAGAAGTGTGCTGCATTAACTGGCAGTGGTGACTTTGATGATATCTACTGGCAGTATTTGTTACTGGAAGCACCACATTTATTTGAAAGTTACTTGCTTTATATGGAAAAAAATAGACCAGACAGCAAGAAATTTTATATTCCACGAAGAAAAACACTACATGTGGTAGCCCAAGACCTACAAGATTTGGAAGAAAGAAAGATAGAGTTTTACGGTTTATCGCTTCCGAGCCGTGTTGGAAAATCCACTATGTGTATTTTCTTTATGTCATGGATAATGGGTAAAAGACCAAATAGCCATAGTGCCATGGGTGGTCATTCTGGAAAACTGGCAAAAGGATTTTACGGAGAACTTCTTAATCTCATTAATACACAGGAATACAACTATAGTGAAATTTTTCCACAGTCGAAACTTCAAAAACAGAGTGCTGATGATTTTGAAATAAACCTGGACAAGCCAGATAGATTTGCAACAATGACTTGCCGTGGTATTGAAGGTACTTGGACAGGTGCCGTTGATATTTCTTCCGATGGTTATTTGTATGTGGATGACCTTGTAAGAGATAGACAACATTCATTAAGCCCCACCCGATTAGAAAATACATATCAAGAATATCTGAATAAGATGGTTGACCGTAAGATTGACGGCGCAAGGGAGCTTATGGTTGGAACCAGATGGAATTTATATGACCCTCTCGGAAAAATCGAGAAGCTAAATCACGATAATCCAATGTATCGGTTTAGAAAAATTCCAGCTTTGAATGATGAGGGTAAATCGAATTTCGATTATGAGTATGGCGTTGGATTTTCAACAAAATATTATGTCGATATGAAAGCTAGATTAGACGCTAACGAATGGGAAGCCAAATATCAGCAAAAGCCCTTCTTACGTGAAGGAATTGTGTTTGCAGCTGACGAATTGAGATATTATAACGGCGTTCTTCCAGAAGGTGGATTTGTTAAAAATGTTTCTGCCTGTGATGTTGCGTGGGGTGGCGGTGATAGCTTATCAATGCCAGTGGGCGCAGAATACGAAAATGGAGATGTGTATATTTATGACTGGATTTTCAGCACGGCACCAAAAGAAGGAACATTGCCATTAGTTGTTGGAAGAATCATGGGTAATAATATTCAATCCATTAATTTTGAAGCGAATAATGGTGGAGATATGTATGCCTATTATGTAAATGAACGCTTGAAAGAACATAAATACGCTTGCAGCACGACAAGTACAAAAGCACCTTCAAAACAAGCAAAAAAAGAAAAAATAAATCAATATTCCGGGGATGTTAAGCAAAATTTTATATTTTTGGCTCCGAAATATCAAGATAAACAGTATCAAAAGGCTATGGATGAATTAACTACATTCGTCTATATTGGTGATAATGAACATGATGACGCTGCCGATGGAGTTACGCAGCTTGCAATAACGCTTGCCGGCAAAAGATTTGCAGAAGTAAAAGCAACCAAAAATTTTATGTGGGGAAGGAGATAGAGTATGATGACTACAGCTCAATATTTACGCCAGATTGAAAATTATGATAACAGAATCAAAAACAAGCTTATCGAAGAAGAACAGCTCAGTTCTCTTTCCACAAGTGTATCTGCAATCCCTGTTGGAGAAAAGGTACAAACTTCTGTAAAACGTGATCCGATGGGAGATATGGTTGCAAAGATATTTGATCTGCGAGAAGAGATTTCAAAAATGATATCCGAATTTTTACAAAAAAAACAGGAAATAGTCCGAACCATAGAACAGGTTGAAGACCCGTTGCTGTACAACATACTATTTAAGCATTATGTTGAGTACAAATCATTGGTTCGTATCGCAGACGAGATGGGTTATTCAGAGATTCACATTAAAAAAAAGCATTTAAAAGCCATAGCAGAAGTAAAAAAGATAAAAGGTTTCGAAAGATGATACCATAATATACTGAAAAATACTTTTAATATGTGTAAAATATAAAGTAGAGCATTGGATTAAAATATCCAGTGCTTTTTATTTTGTAGAAAGGATGGTTCGGCTCGTGAGAAATACAATGAATTTTGTAGATTTATGCCGAGGAGAATTCGGTAGAAAAGTAGCCTACACAGGCGTTGACCGAATCACTCCACAAAATGTAGTAAAAGTAGTTTCAGATACAATTGGCATACATAATAGAAACCGAACATTGATTGATTACTTGTATCGGTACATGAAAGGCGATCAGCCGATATTATACCGAAATAAAATAGTCCGTCCAGAAGTTAATAACAGAGTGGTAGAAAATCACGCATTTGAAACTGTAAAATTTAAAGCTGGGCAGATTTGCGGGGAACCAATCCAATATGTATGCAAAAAGAAAAATGCAGACAAAAAAATAAATGAGCAAGTTGACCTTCTGAATGATTATCTTGATGAAGCCAATGCAGATGCAAGAAACATCCAAAGGGCAATATACCAGAGCGCAACAGGAACTTCCTATAAGGCTATTCTGAAAGAAGAGGATTGGACAAAAAACGGAGATTTACCACCGTTTAGAATCTTCATTCCGTATCCAGGTGATTGTTACATTGTATACTCACAGAGAAATGGGAAACCAATGCTTTCCGTACAGATTTTAAAAGATGAAGATGAACAGCAATATTATTTATGTTATTCAAAGAACCAGTTTTTTGAAATCAAGAATGGGAAAGTAACTAACTACGGCATCAATGGTTTTGGTGGCATTCCTATTGTTGAATGTCCGAATAATCACGACAGACTTTCAGATGTTGAAATTGCAATCACCTTATTTGATGCAATTAATAAATATCAGTCTGATAGATTAAATGGCGTGGAACAGTTTGTGCAAGCCTTTATGAAGTTTAAAAACTGCGAGATAGATGAAAACGAGTTTTTGAAAATGGTAAAACTTGGTGCTATCTCTGTTAAAGATACTGGAAATGGCTGTCAGTCAGATGTTGAACTGATGACCGCTGAACTGAACCAGTCAGAGAGCCAGATTGCGAAGGATGATATCTACAATAATATGCTGATTGTAGAAGCAATGCCAAACCGCCAAAGCAATAGCGGAGGGGATACAGGAAATGCTGTATACCTTCGCAATGGATGGGACTTTGCAGAGAGAGATGCAAAATTGGTAGAAGCATTCACCAAGGAAGCTGAAAAGGAATCTGCTAGAATTATTCTGAATATTATCCGTGGTACATCAAATGATGTTAATATCTCAACCAGAGATTTTGATGTAAAGATAACCAGAAACCCAACAGACAATATGCTTGTAAAAGCACAGGCACTTGATTATCTGTTTAAAAATAAAATTCATCCGCTTATTGCGCTGATTACCTGTGGGCTATTTAGTGATCCGCAGAAAGTCTACGAAATGAGTTTACCGTATCTGGGAACTATTTACCCGGAACTGGCAGACCCGGAAGCGGAAATGCAGAAAGCACAGCAATTACTTGACGGAAAGTTTCAAAATCCGTCCAAAACAGAACCAATGGCAAATTCTCCATCTAACGAAGAATGAACCAAATTTCGATTATTTAAGGAGTTTTAGAAAAATCTAAGGCTTCTTTTTTAATACCCAAAATCAAATAAATTGCAACAGCCCGTGAGCGTAAATCGGGTACAGACCATGTGCGGAGCGAACCGTGTTGAAAAAGCGTATTGGACTGGAAGAAAGGAGATTTCAATGACAAGAGAACAGGCAAAACAGGCACTTATCGGTATGGGAGTTGCAGAACCTTCCGAGGAACAGGTTTCTAAGCTTCTTGATTCTATTTCTGCTGAAACTAAGAAAGAGAAAGACAAAAATGTTTCTCTGAAGGAAAAAGCTGAAAAAGCAGATTCCCTGGAAAAAGAGTTGGAAGAGTTGAAAAAGCAGAACATGACCGAAGCAGAACGGCTAGAAGCTGAACGCAAGAAAGAAAAGGAAGCAGTGGATAAGGAGTTAGCTGATTTGAAAGCTGCGCTTGCAGAATCCAACAAAAAAGCCCTTACCAGTGAAATTACTTCTATGTTCGCAAATGCAGGACTTTCAACCGAAACATACGCGAGTGCTATTAAAGCATACGCATCTGCACCGTATGAGAAACCAGAAGATGCAATGAAAGAAGTCGAAACTTTTGTTAAGGGAGTTTCCGAAGCAAATAAAACAGCACTTGATACCGCAAAAGCAGCTTGGGAGAAGGAAGCATTGGAAAATACTCCTAATCCAGGAGGCGGTAGCGGCGGCAAACCTACAGTGAAAAGTGATGCTGCTGAATTTGCAAAAGCTTACTCAGCAAAAATGAACCAGGAAACCAAATCAGCGGACGATAACGCCCCTGTAAATATTTAAGTAAAGGAGATATAAATAATGGCTTTTATGAAAACAGAGCAGTATGAGTCCACTCCAAATATTCTCGAATCTGAGGTTGGACTTGTACTTAAAACCTACACAGCAGACCAGACAAATGCTGAAACAGTTGGAAATAAGAAAATTATTAAAGCAGGTTCCGTATATCAAACAAATGCGACAGGTGCACTCGGCATTGTATTTGAAGATGTTGATATGACAGATGATACTAAGAGACCAATTTCTGTGATTGTTGCAGGCCGTGTTCTCGAAAAGAGACTTCCAGTAACAGTTGACACTACTGCAAAAACAGAGCTTGAAAAATCCGGAATTGTTTTTGTAGTCACAGAAGACCCAGTATTTTAAGGAGGTATGACAAATGCCATTTAATATTTTGGAATCAATTACCCAAGAAGAAAGACTTAACTTTTCTCAGAATTTCAGCGTTAAAAGACCAGGTATTCTTGACACCATTTTCCCAGATACAAAAACCCAGTATCTGAAAGCAGAGTATTACAGACTTATGGCTGGACAGAATCTCCCGGAAGTTGCATTCGTCCACGCTCTTGATAGCGAAGCAGAAATCGGCACAAGACCTGGATTTGAAAAAGTCCTGACTGAAAAACTCTTCATTAAGAGAAAAATCAATCAGTCCGAAAACTTACGGCAGGCAATTGAAAATGGTGTGCCGGATAATGAAGCGCTGAAAAACTTTGTATTTGATGATGCAGCCAGACTGTTCGAGGGCGTTGTTACAAGAGCAAATGTTATGAAAGGACAGTTCCTTTCCACTGGTGCTGTAACAATCAAAGAGAACCATGTTGACATGGGAATTGACTATGGCGTTCCAGCAAGTGCAAAAGTAACGCTTACTGATTGGTCTAAGCCAGATGCAGATATCATGGGCGATATCCAGAAAATGGTAGCTGTAGCAGAAGGCAATGGCTATGTAGTAAACAAAGCTGTTACTTCTCTTAAAATGATTAACTACATGCGGAACAACACTGCAATGCAGACAGCTGTTCTGGGTGCTGCAAATAAAAGGCTTCTCACAAAGCAGGAGCTTGCCAATCTGCTTATGCAGGAATATGGAATCACAATTGATCGTTGTGATGAGAACTTTAATTTCAGAAAAGCAGATGGAACCCTGAAAACAGCCAGATACCTCAAAGAGGATGTATTTACTCTGTATGAAGCAGATGCTAACGGTTCTTTCGGTGTTGGCCTCTGGGGTGTGACACCAGAAGAGCTTGAATACAGACAGTTTATACAGGAAGAGAATCGTTCCTTTGTTACTCTTTCCATGTGGGCTACACAGGATCCGGTTGCAGTATGGACAAAAGCATCCGGTATGTTCGTTCCTGTTGCACCAAAAGCAAACGGTGGTATCGTGATCGGTACCAAAGCGGGGGAATAACCGGGCATAGTCTCGATGAAAACAGCCAGTCACCATCTGTAGCAAGCGTGAATGATACATCAACACACAAGTATACAGAAAGCGAGTTGTCTAATATGACTGTATCTCAGTTAAGACAGCTTGCAAGTGACAACGGCTATGCCCTGACAGCAACTAATAAGGCTGGAATAATATCAGAGATTTTATCTCAGAAAAGGTAGGTGACTTAAATGGACGAACAGCTTATAGAGGATTTGACAAATTATCTTGAAGATGATGAAGAAACTGCGAGGATGATTCCTCTTTCAGCAGAGAGGGCTATTCGTTCATTTAAGAAGAAAAGGAATTATCCTTCGTCTTACAGTGATGAGAAAATAAATTCCGATATGGAAAACTGCTATGATTGCATATTTGATTTGGCTCTCTTCTTTCTGGTGAAACAGGGAGCTGAGTTTCAAGGATCACATTCCGAATCTTCTGTAAATAGAAATTGGAATTCTGAAACTGAAATCTATGTGAATCATGGTGTTTTTCCATTTATCGGATTCTAAGATGGTGTGTGCGTGATACGTCAATCCTCCCACGTATCGCAGGGGTGCTTCAAATTAGGTGGGTAGAAGCAATATCTTAAAAAATGGGAGTGATGGAAAGGAACAGCGATGGGATGTGAACACGAGTGCGTCAACGAACACCGCTTGAAAGAATTGGAAAGTGCCGTCCATGAGATGAAAGAAAAGCATTCCAAAAGGGATGGAGTTTTTTTTGAGCGTATCAATGCGCTGGAACAGAAAATTGCTTTATATAACAATGATCTGGGACACATTAAAGATACAGTTGACGAAATGAACGACAATTTAAAATCACTCATGGAAAAGCCAGGAAAATTACAGGACAAAATCATTGCTTATGTTATAACTGGCATAATTGGTATTGTTTTAGGGTTTGCCCTTAAAGGCATTTTCCCGGTGTAAATATTGATTCCACTAACAGGGAGGACGGTGGAATGGATGATTATAAAGACTTTTCGGAAGATGAAAGAATCTTCTATTTGCGTGAAGCTGGATTTGATTCCAGAGAAAAAGAGTTATTCCGATTGCGTGTTTACGAAGAAAAAACACTTGCAGAAGCTTCAGAAATCATGGGCTACAGCCCAAGAACCGTAGACCGCATAAACAGAAAATTAAAGAAGAAAATTATGAAAGTTGCCCCGATGTATTGTCGGGGCTTTTCTTTGTATTCATAGAAAATGGCGTATATGTGGCGTATTTATGGCGTTATCATGGCGTGTTAATCAACCTCTTATTATTGTAAAATATAGTTATAAAAACAAGGGAGGTTTGAGATATGCAGTATGGTAATCCGTATTTTGCGCAACCATTTCAACAAATACAGCCGTATCAAGATAGATTAGCACAATTGCAGAATAGTTATCAGCAGGCAATGCCATACGGACAGGCACAAATTCAACAACCAATGCCACAAGTGCCACAAATCCCCATGTTGCAAGGACAGATGGTAGATGGCATTGATACTGTAAAGGCAAAAGATGTAGATATGTCCGGTAATCCTGTTTATTATCCAAAAACAGATGGAACAGAAATATATAGAAAACAATTACAGGCAGATGGAAGAAGTAGAATTTTTGTTTATCGACTTATAAATCCGGAAGAACAACAGCAACCAAAGGCAGAAGAAAAACCGATTGACATAGAAGCTATGTTTAATCAGCTTCGGAACGATGTTTGTTCTGAGATTTCCGAAATAAAGAGTATGTTCCCGACACAAATGTCTGGAACATCGGAACCCAAGCAGAATGGAGGTAAACAGAGATGATGAATCCAATGCAACTTATGCAGATGATACGTGGTGGAGGGAATCCTCAACAAGCCATAATCAATATGATGAAACAGCAATCTGGAAATAATCCTGTAATTGACAATGCAATTAACATGATGGAAAAAGGTGATAATGCAGGAATTGAAAAACTTGCAAGAAATCTTTGTAAAGAAAGAAATATTAATCCAGACGATATACTGTCGCAGGTTAAGAACCAGTTTGGAATAAAATAAATTCGCTACAATAATTAAAAGAGCCGCGGTCTTTTGATTTTGTATAAATTACAAAAATCAATAAGGAGGTAATCGCTATGATGAATGGTGGATTATCAGCAAGCGATGTCGCTGTATTAAGCGGCTCTAATAACCGTGCCGATGAAGGCTATGGCTTTGGCGGTGGCTGGGCATGGTGGATTATAATATTGCTTATCTTTGGCTGGGGCGGTTTCGGCGGCTTTGGCGGCTGGGGTGGCAATGGTGGAAACGGTACAAATGGTGCAGGTTTCCAAGGATGGGCTACCCGTTCAGATATTAATGAGGAATTCGCCCTTAATGATATTCAGAATGGTATCAGAGGTATTCAGCAGGGTATCTGTGACAGCACATATTCTCTTAACAATACCATGCAGAGTGGCTTTAATGGTATGAATGTCGGAATGCTTCAAGGCTTCAACGGCGTTCAGCAGGCAATCAATGCTGATACTGTAGCCGGTATGCAGAATACCAACGCATTACAGTCTCAGTTAGCAAACTGTTGCTGCGAAACAAGAGAAGCCATCCAGGGCATCAATTATAACCTTGCTACTAACACTTGTGCTCTCCAGAACACAATGAACAACAACACCAGAGACCTTCTGGAAAACCAGAACAGCAACACAAGAGCAATCCTTGACTTCCTGACTAACGATAAGATTGCAACATTACAGGCAGAGAACTCTGATCTGAAACGTGCTGCATCCCAGGATCGCCAGTCTGCATTGCTTACAACAGAGATGTACGCACAAGCTCAGAGATTAATCAATGCAATCAACCCGGCTCCGATTCCTGCATTCCAGGTTCCAGCTCCATATGCATACGCAGGATGTAATACATATGGTAACGGTTGTTGCTAAGTAACTCACCCTTAGAGGTTGACTAAATTCTAAGAGGTGGGTTGCGGCTCACCTCTTATTTTGATTGAGAGGTAGAAATATGAGTTGTAAAAATGTTTGTAAACTCTGTAATCACCTTGTGCTGTCTACTGCAGTTGCATTCACAGGTGGAAATCTTGTGGTTACTATTCCAGAAGGAAGCTACAATAATGGAGAAAAATACTGCATTGTTTTAGCACAGTCTATTCCAAATGCAACCACAATTACTGCCCCAGTGATGATTCAGATAGGAACAGGAACAACATTGTATCCACTAGAGAATCGTTGCTGCGCACAGGTAACAGCATGTGGTGTCAGAACAAGAACAAAATACGCAACCAGAGTAGCCACAAGTGCAACTGGTGGAGTATTCAAGATGTTAGGAAATCCGGCTTGTAGTCCGAGCAACAATTTGAAAGCAATTAATGGTACAGCCCCAACGACAGAAGCACCTGTTACGCAGGCTGTTAGAAAGGGGGCACTGTAATGCATAAAGTTGCAATGGAAATGGGAAAATGGGCTATGGAAAAAGCCAAAACACATGGCTTTGATAATCTCAGTGCTCAAGACTGGGACGATCTGAAAGACTGCATGGAATCCGTAAAGTGCGCGATTTGTGCAGATAAAGATTACAGAATCGTAGAAGCTATGGATGAATGCGAACAGGAAGAAAAGTATCTTGGACGCATGGGATATGACCGTTACCGCTATTCAAATGGGCGTTTCGCTCCAAAAGGTAGGGGAACTAGAAAAGGTTATAGACCATATCTGTACATGGAAGACGATGACTGGATGGACGAGTATTTAAACAATCCAGAATTTGAGCGCAACATGTACCGCATGGGATATCATCCAGACCGTAGTGATATGGAAATGGGTGACATAAATCGGAAGAAATCCAGATATGGCGAGTCCTATGATAGATACGATGAGAATCGTAGGCACTATCATGATTCTAAGGATTCTGAATCCAAGAGAAAAATGGATGATTCCATGAAAGAATACACATCAGATATTATTCGTAACCTTACGGAAATGTGGTCGGATGCAGATGCAACGCTCAGACAGCAGATGAAAACTGACCTGAGCCGTTTGGTTCAGCAGATGACATGATTACAATATTGATTAAGCCCTTGTTGCAGTAGTGCGGCAGGGGCTTTTTTCGTAGAAAGGATGGTGAGAAACCATGCTGAAACAATTCTATATGAACGGGGACTTATGGAGAGTTCACTTTGTTTCTCCCCATGATAATGTTTTGATTGACCGTACAGGGCAGAGGACACTTGCTGTATCTGATTACTCTACAATGACAATTTCGATTGCGAACAACCTACATGGCGAACTTCTAAATCGTGTATTTATCCATGAATTAGGTCATTGCGTGATGTTCAGCTACGGTCTATTAACAGAACTTCACCGCATGGTTAAGAAACGATATTGGGTGGACGCAGAGGAATTTGTATGCAATATTCTGTCCGACTATGGACAGTTTGTTATTGGCACAGCCAGAGATATTTTAGGAAACCAATTCATATACGTTTCCCCTGTTGGAATGGAAAGGATGACTGCATGAGAGGATTAGTCCGTCAAAAACAAAAAGTATATTGGTCACGAATAACAGAAAAAACAGAAGGATTAGACCGTATTAAAGTTTATGAGAAACCAGTTCTATACTCTTTTTCTGTATCATCTACAGCCGGAACACCAGAAGAAATTGCAGCCGGAATAGTGCCAGATTATGACAGATACATTACAAGCTTTAATCGAAATTTCCATCCACAGGAAGCAGATATATTTTGGATAGACAGAATCCCACAAATAAGCGAGGATGGAAGCCTTATTTTGAACAAAGATGGAGAACCCACAGTATTGCCAGATTATGTACTAAAGAAGATTTTAGACACACAAAAAGGCAATATTGCCAGATATGGAATTTCTAAGAGGGGAAACGAAGATGGGTAAGAAAATAAAGTGTACCTTATCACAGAAATCAATTCGTAATGCAATTAATGAATTAAAGGCATACCAGAAAGATTTACAAAGAAAGAACGAGCTTTTTGTTAAGAGATTGTGCGAAGAGGGATTACAAGTAATTCAGACCACAATGGAATCCATCCCGGACGAAGAGAAAGGTTCATACTACACCGAGATAATCTATAATAAGAACGGTGACATTACAGGTGCATCTGTTAGGCTGTCTGGTGATAAAGTGTTATTCATTGAATTTTCAGCTGGTATCACATATGGTTCAAACAATTACCCTCTGCCATCTGGTTCTGAATACGGAGTAGGTACATACCCCGGACAAACCCATGCGTTTTCACCTTATGGATGGTGGTATACGGACGAAAGAAGTGGAGAAACACGCCATTCATATGGAAATAGAGCGTACATGCCTATGTATCACGCAGAACAAGCCGTTATTATTGCTGTTCGCAAAATTGCCAAAGAGGTATTCTCTTCTTAAAGAAGATACCATAATATACTGAATGATACTAACCAATTATGTTATGATTACAGTGTTAAATTGTAGCATAACATGCAATGCGTTCACCATAAAGGTGGGCGCATTTTTTATTGTGAGGTGACAGATATGCCGGACACAATAGAATCCCCTGTATTGGAAGTTTTTTCAAGGTGGGGAGCGGCTGTTTCTAAGATTACTGGCGCAGACAATTATTCCATGGATGGGAGCGAGACAAATGCTTCTGGCAAAAAAGCATATGCACAGCTTTATATGCTTGGAAATCCAATTACGAGAGGTGACCTTGAAGGGGATGAATGCGCAACAATGCCATCATTTCAAGTAAATTGCTTCACATCTGGGAGTAAAGCATTAACCAGATTGTATGAATTGGACAAGATAAGTCACAAAGCTATGGTGAGCATGGGATTCCGTCGTACATATGGCCCGGAACCTATGTTTTTTGGTGACAGCGGAATCAAAAAGCTTGTGAGCCGATACAGCCGAATATATACAGGAACTTTATTAGATTAGGAGCAGAAATGCTTCTATTTTTTTACCCAAAAATATGAAAGGAGAATGCCAAATGAAAGCAGATAAATTACTTTGGCTGAAAGCAGCAGGAATTAGAGCTGTAAAAACAGTCGCACAAACAGCAATAGCAACCATCGGAACCGCAACTGTAATTGGCAGTGTTGACTGGAAAATGGTTTTATCCGCGTCTTTACTTTCCGGCTTTTTATCACTGCTTACATCTGTAGCAGGATTACCAGAACTGAAAACAGACAAAGAAGAGTAGAAAGGCGGTGATCCGCTATCTCCCGGCACAGGGTTACGTGCATAAAGCTTAAATTAAAGAAAGGGGCCTATTAAAATGACAGATTTAACAACACTTGGCGTAACTTTCCACTATGCCGTAGAAACAGAGAAAGGAACAAAGCCAACTACATTTACTCAATTAAAAAGATGTAGCTCAATTGGTGGAATAAGTCTTGACACTGAACAGATTGATGTTTCCGCATTGGAAGATTACTTCACGCAATATGCGGCAGGAAGGCAGGATACTGGTGGCTCATGGGAAGTTACTTTTAACATGAACGCCGACGTTATAACCGCAATCGAAAAACTTTTTAAAGACTCTAAAGATGCAAAAGCTAAAAGTCTTTCAACCTGGTTCGAAGTTGCGTTCCCAGATCTCGAAAAAGCATTTTTCATTGTTGCTGAACCAGGACGAGCAATTCCGCTTCCGGAAATCGGTCAAAATGAAGCTGCGACCATCCCGATATCATTAATCATAAATGATTACAAAGGACTCGATACAAAGGTTGTAACTACATCAGAATTATAAAAAATAATGGGAGGATTATAAAATGGTAACTTTTAATGTACATGGAAAAGAATATAAGGTTGTATTCGGATACGGACTTCTTACAAAAACAGATGTGCTGGACAAGGTACAGGGGATTACAGATGGAAAAGAGAGAAGCCTTCAGAAGATGATTTCTCTTCTTCCAGAACTGCTTCTTGCCGGACTTCAAAAGAAGCACAAGGAAGAGTTTGGGTATGAAAGTGATTCTGAAAAAGAAGCTGTTCTTGATAAAGTCTGTGACCTTTTGGATGATTACGAAGATGAAGGAACCGAGGAAAATCCTAAAAGCGGATTTGATTTATACCAACTTCTTGATAAAGAATTGGAGAAAAATGGTTTTTTATCCGGTCTGCTGAATGCAGTAGCAGAAGCACAGGCAGTGGAGAAGAATGCAACGAAGATTCCACAGGATCACAAAAAGAAAAATTAACTTTTCGAGAAGCTGTTTACCAAGAGATTCTTCCTTTATACCTCTCTATTGGTGTATCTAAAGAAGAATTTATGGATTCTACTCCGGCTGAGTTAAAACCTTATCTCGAAGCTGAAAAGATACGGCAAAAGAGAAAAGACACTGAGCTTTGGCAAGCGGGCATTTATGAAACATCAGCCACATTCACAGCTGTTGCAAATGCTTTAATTGGAAAAAAATCCAAGGCAGAGTATTTGAAGAAACCTTTGCTCGAATCAGCAGAGGAAGAAAAGCGTAAACAGGAAGGTATATTTTCCGAAGAAGAAAAGAAAAAACAGAGAAACGCACTTTTGGCAAGCTTGCAACTCATGCAGGCGAACTTTGAACTTAACCATGAAAAGGGCAGGCAGGATTAACACTCTTGTCTGCCCTTTATTTTTTTGTAAAAAAGGAGGGACAAATAAAATGGCTGACAATACCATTGATACCCTTGATATACAAATTAGCAGTAGTACAGAAAAAGCAGTACGCGCGCTGACTAATCTTTCAAACAAACTCACAGAAGTTAATTCCGCATTAAGCGGAGTTAATACAAATGGGCTACGTAGTTGTGTAAGGGAACTTGGAAAACTAAAAGAACTTGATATAGGGAAAATGACAAGCATTGCTGATGGAATTGGAAAATTCTCAAATTCCATAAAGACAATGGGTGAAGTAGATTATAAAGGTTCTGGACTGAATGCAGTTATCAACTCAATCAACAGACTTAGCCAGGTTGATGCTAGTGGATTTGATTCTGGAAAACTTGGAGAAATAATCCATCAATTAAGCAATTTGACAGAGATTCCAGATGTATCTACCAGTGTTAATCGTTTTGTCAATTCAATGGCTAGATTAGCCAATTCCGGTGAATATATTGCAAATGTATCCGCTGAATTACCTGGGCTTGGAAGAAATCTTAAATCAATCGTAGAGAGCTTTACGAGCGTTGGCGATATATCTGAACCTGTAAATAGGTTAGTTCAGTCTATTGCACAATTGGCAAGTTCTGGAAATAGAATCGGACAAACGTCAAGCCAGCTTGGAACACTAGCAAAGGAAGTATTGTCTTTCTTCGATGTAATGAAAACTGCACCTAAAATCAGTGAGAACACCATCCGCATGACGGAAGCACTGGCAAAGTTGGCTAATGCAGGGGGAAAGGTAAATTCCGCTACAAATTCTATATCCAGTGCGTTTTCTAAATTATCATCTGCAACATCTAGCCTTGGTAATATTGTTAGTAAAACTTCTTCTATAATTGGAACCGGGGTAAAAGGCATTATTGGATGGTTTCAACGCCTTGGAAATGGTAGCTCTGGAATTAAAACTGCTTCTTTTAATCTCGGAAATTTGCTTAAAACTGCTATCGGTTTTAAGGCTATTCGTGGTCTGGCAAATTTAGGAAAAAGTGCAATTGGTTTTGGCTCTGCTATTACAGAAATCGAAAATGTTGTAGATGTTTCCTTTGGAAGCATGGCAGATGAAGCCTACAAATTTGCTTCTACGGCTAAAGAACAATTTGGATTATCCGAATTGGCAGCAAAGCAATATTCTGGAACCATGATGGCAATGATGAAATCATCTGGTGTTGCGCAAGATGCAGCTTCTAAAATGTCAATTTCTCTTGCTGGATTAGCCGGGGATATTGCATCATTTTACAACATTGATACCGATACTGCTTTTCAGAAAATACGCGCTGGAATTTCCGGGGAAATTGAGCCTTTAAGACAATTGGGTATTAATTTATCCGTTGCAAATATGGAGGCTTATGCTCTTTCAAGGGGAATTACAACATCTTATAATGCAATGTCTCAAGCTGAAAAAGTTGCTCTTCGATATAACTATTTAATGTCAGTTACAGGAGATGTGCAAGGGGATTTCGCAAGGACATCTGGCACCTGGGCGAACCAGGTTCGTTTACTCACTCTGAATTTCCAGTCACTTTCCGCAGTGATCGGGCAAGGTTTGATTGCGGGTATTCTTCCTGCTATTCAAGCACTTAATGCTCTCATGGCAAAGCTTATGCAAGCCGCGAATGCGTTCCGGAACTTCATGTATGTATTGATGGGAAAGAAGCTGAAAGGCTCACAGAGTGGAGTTAGTGATATTGTATCTAATTTAGGAGGTATAGAAACAGCTGGTGATGACGCTTCTTCCGGGCTTGATGACGCTACATCATCTGCTAAGAAATTGAAAAAGGCACTTTCTGTATTACCATTCGATCAATTAAATCAGCTTGCCGATAATTCTGACAATTCTGGAACTGCATCTAAAAGTCTTGGTTCTGGACTTGGAGATTTGGCAGATAGTTTTGCAGGAATACAAGATTCAATGGATGAAGTTTTGACTGTTGACGAAACGCCAATTAATAAATGGGCTGCTAAAATCAGAAAAGCATTTCTGGCTAAAGATTGGAAAGGCGTAGGAACCACAATTGCCGATATGCTCAATCTTGGTATGAAAAAAGTTTACAACGTTATCAGCTGGAATAATGTTGGTCCGAAAATAACTGAATTTGTAAATGCATTTACAACAGCATTCAACTCCATGGTCAGCGGTATAGATTTTGACTTAATGGGAAGATTGCTTGGGGCTGGAATCAACACAGCAGTAAATACTCTAAACCTGTTGCTTGGAGATGGAGGAATAGATTTTTCTGGAATAGGGGCAAAACTGTCTCAACTTTTAAAAGGAGCTATAAAGGAAATTGACTGGACAGGTCTTGGAAACTTAATCGGAAACAGTTTTATGACATCTTGGAAAATGCTTTCTGGCTTTGTAAAGGATATGTCTAAAAAGGATGGTGCTGGAATTACTGGATGGGGTAAGCTTGGCACTGCGCTTGGAAATGCCTTAAATGGTGCAATCGAAAAGATAGACATGAACACAATTGCAGATGCACTCTCTGGATTACTGAATGGAGCATTTGAAAGCTTAAAGTCATTTACGGAAACATTTAATTGGGATGACCTTGCAACGAAAATCAGAGATGGAATCGCTAAATTCATCAAAGACACAAATTGGGAAGAGAACGGACAGGCTCTTGGAGATTTTATATCTCACTTGTGTACTGCATTAAAAGATTCTCTCACGACAGACACATTCTATGAGTTTGGACAAGGAGTTGGAACATTCCTTGGTGAATTGCCATGGGGAGAAATCCTTAGTACCGCAGCTGATCTGCTATTAACTGGTCTTACCAGTGCATTAAACGGATTATTCGATGGATTAGAGGAAAAGCACCCGATAGCCGGACATATTGCAGAATGGCTTACAAAAGCATTTATTGCAGTAAAAATAGCAAATATCACAGGTATTGGAACTCTTGTTGGTTCACTTGTGGGACATATTGCAGGAAAAATAGCTGAAAAGAAAAATGCAGAACTAATTGCAGATAAACTTGCGGATGTGATAGGAAATGGTACAAGTGCGGCAAGTGAAGCAATAAAGGGAGTTGGAGATGCAGCGGAAACAGCTTCAACAGGCGGACTTAAAACGTTTTCTTCAACGCTTGGTACTATATTTGGAACCGCTGGGATTGTATTTGTTGCAACGGCATTATCTGTTAAACTTGCTAAAGGAATTGCAAGTATTACAGAAGCTGCGCAAGGTGGAAATGGAATTCTATCACAAACAGGTGGTTATCTCCATGATTATACAGGTGAGATGGAAAGTGCTCATAAGATAACGCAAGATCAAGCAGAAGAGCTTTGGAAGTTAATTGAAGCAGATGAAAGTGCCGGAAAATCAAATTCTGAAATGTACGATAGTTTCATTCAGAAACTTGGAGAATTCGGCGTATCAACCGAAGATGCAAGAAAAATTCTCGAAAAATACGGTGCACAGGCAGGCGTATCATCTGGATTTTTGGAAGATATGACTGATAAAGCTGTAGCCCTTGGAGATGGTGTATCTGAATCAGCAGGAAAATTTGACACAACAAAAATTAGCATATCTGATTTGAAAGACGAACTTTATCTTTTAAGCCTTAGTTCCGAGCAATTTAGTGGAGACTACTTAACTGCTAAAGATGCTCTTGATAGTGCAATATCTGGAAGAACATATGCTAATACAGAAGAAGCATTAGATGCAGTTTATACGTCATTAAAAAATGCTGGCGTTCCGTTAGATGAATTAGATGAAAAACTCAGAAAAGATTTTCCAGATGCAGTTGTCACAATGGAAACAAGTGCAAAGAATTCTTTCAATGGAATGAATACATCTGTGAAAACAGCAGTGGGAGGTATTACTACCGCTGTTGCAAATGCTTCTAGCTCCGTATCGTCCAAGACAAAAACTGGCTTTGGTCTCGCCAATGCCGCCGTAAGCACGGCAATGGCTGGAATGAAAAAAAGCACAGAAAGCACAATGCCTTCTATTTGGTCGAAGATAAAGAACACGAATGATGATGTTGAAACCAACTCTAAAACAAACTGGGGAAATTCCGCAAACGCTGTATCGACAGCTCTCGGAACCATGGACACCGATACCAAAGATGTAATGGGTACGGTTATGACCACTATTCAAAGCTATTGGTCTTCTGTCCTTATCAATACAAACCAGATTTGGGAAAAGGCTTCTGGTAAAGTTGACAAAGAAACAGAAAAAATGAAAACTTATACAGAAACCAATTTGTCCGGGATTTCGGATAAAATTAAAAGGCTATTTAATGTTAATCTTACATCAATTGGTCGGGAAACTGCTCAATCATTCGCTGACGGCATGAAACAAGTACATTTACCGACTCTGACTTATTATATTTCAGAGTGGAGAAAACATGATCTTGGCGGTGGAAGAACCAGTTCTACACCAGTTTACAAGCCTAATTGGTACGCGAAAGGTGGTCTTTTCAATGGTGCACAGGTAATCGGTATCGGTGAAGCCGGTTCCGAAGCAGTTCTTCCGCTGGAAAATCCACGAACCATGAAGAAGATCGCAGACAGCATTGTTTCTAGTTCGGACGGAAGCATGGGACTTACAAAAGAAGAAATGACAAAAGCAGTAGCCCAGGGAGTTGCAATGGCAATGAGTATGAACAGCGGGAACAAGAATCCGCAGTACATTATGAACAGTATTATTCTGGACGGAAGTGAGATTGCGAAAGCAGTAACAAAAGCCCAGAATGATACGGATAGCCGTTTCAATCCATCCCCGGCATATTGATTTTTGACTGATTGTGTGGTATAATTTCTTCAATGAAGAAGTACACACGGTCTTGATTTTTGAGCCGCTAAGAAGAAATTGATATTTCTCGATTTTGAGGAATTTTTATCTTACTTGGCGGCTCTTTTTTATTTTATCCATCAATATAAGGAGGAATGGAGAATGGGAAATGAAGTTTTAGTAACAAACGAACAGACGCCTATCGAGATTGCACTTGGGATTGACGAAGAAGGCATGACTACTGCCAGAAAACTATATTCATTTTTAGAACTTGCACAAGGACAGTTTTCAAGATGGTGCAAAAGAAATATTATTGAAAATGATTTTGCAATGGAGAATGAAGATTATGTGCGACTCGACATCAATGTCGAGACACCGACAGGTGGCGTTATTCAAAGAGAAGATTATAAACTCTCTGCCAGCTTTGCAAAGAAACTTTCCATGCAATCAAAATCTGAAAGAGGAGAACAAGCAAGAAATTATTTTATTGGTTGCGAACAATCCTTAAAAATTGCTTTTAAAAAGCAGCGTGCAGCAGAACTTGAACGAGCTAAAGGAATAGCAGTAAGACAGGCATTAACAAAGGCAATCCAGCAATCTTCTGAAAATGAAAGAATGCACGGACATGCCTATTCTACATATACAGACGTTATTTACAAGTCCATATTTGGCAAAAACGCCAAGCAACTGAGAGAGGAATTCGGAATCACAAAAAAAGAAAGTATGAGAGATTATTTTTCAGAAGAAGATTTGATGAAAGTTCAGAACGCCGAAATGCTTGTAAGTGCATTGGTTGGATATGGCTGGGGATATAACGAAATTAAAGAATTTATTCTGAATAAAAGTATTAATAAAATTGCTGCATAAGGCTCGATTTAAAATGGAACCTTTTTTCACGGGGAGAAATATCATGTCATATAAAAATTACATCTTAATCCAAAAGCATTTATTCCGCAGTGAATACATTTTTGCAGATACAGAAGAGTATCTGGCAGACCAACTTTTTAAGAATGAGAAAATCAGAGTGAATTTCGGAAAAGAATATGGACACACAGAAGAGAAGTATCTTCTTGTTTCCTGTAAAATCTGGAACAAAGATCAAGGCAAATTTTTTAAAGCCATGGAAAAGCTGAGAAATAAAATGCCACTGGTCGGGAATACCGACTATGAGGAATTTTGCAAAGAAACATTCAAAATGTTTGATTAATTAATTCGGTAAAACCAGTGGGCTAGGTTGGCCGCCGAAAAGCGTAAACCTTGATACGCCTGTCCACTGTTTTTATAAATCAAGGATTCTGGCACAATACGGAGAGTGCCTACGACCAACAAGGAGGTTATCTAATATGAAAGGTAAATTATCAGATCTTTTTTTATCCAGCAAAGAAAGCGTTATCATCAAACCAGATTTAGCAGTAAAATTAGGGCTAAATGAAGCCATTGTTTTACGCCAAATTTATTACTGGCTTGAAATAAATGAAAAATTGCAAAGAAATTATTATGATGGAAGATATTGGACTTTTAACACGATGGAAGAATGGCAAAAGAATAATTTCCCATGGTGGTCTACAAAAACTATAGAAAGAGCTTTTAAAAGTTTAATTTCTTCCGGAATTGTTATCACTGGAAATTATAATAAAGACCAAAGAGACCGTACAAAATGGTATTCCATAAATGAAGATGTTCTTGAAAACATATTAAATGGTATAGTAAAGGAAAACCCAAAGACAAATAGCCAATGTGCATCTGGACAGAATGACAAAAGGCATAGACAAAATGACGAAATGCACAAAGACAGTTCGGGTGAAGCATTACCAGAGAATACTAACAAAAATTATCATTCAGAAAATACTATATCAGATACTACATCTCCTACGGAGTTAAAAGAAGAAAAGAAAAATGCATACCACTCTAACGAGTGGTTCAATTCTCAACATATCAAAAATATGTTGACTGAGGATAACATCCAGTATATTCCAATAGACCGTAAATCTTTTAACTGGTCTGCATTCAAGAACCAGGTTTCAGTACGGCTTGAAGAATTGGGATATACGACAAGCCCATATACAACCAACCGCTTCCTGGTAGTATCGAAGTATTTCTTCAAGAGGTACGAAGAACGAACCAGAAAACCACACACAAAAATCAATCAAGACGCTTTGGATAATATCCTGGACAAGTTTGGATTCGGGCCAAATCCAGATTACTTCCAGAATGTTGAGATTGAAACATATATGAAAGTGATTGATGAATACTTTGGCACTTCATTTAGTGAGTACACGGATCACCATTATTCGCATTTCATGTCTGGCTACATACGGAAAAATTTGTTAATGAAAATTGAGGACAGGGAGGATATTAACAGTTAAATATAAATTATAAAATTATATAAGCACATGTTGAGTTTTATAAGATATTGGAGTGGAAAACAAAGCTAAGAAACTTATCCGTGAACTGATACAGGAGGAAACAGATGGTAAAAGCCATAAAAGTAATGCTGATACCAAACAATGTACAGAAAACCAAGATGTTTCAGTACGCAGGCGCTTCAAGATTTGCTTATAACTGGGCTTTGGCCAGGGAAATGGAAAACTATAAAAAAGGCGGAAAATTCCTTTCAGATGCAGAACTCAGAAAAGAATTTACAAAGCTTAGACATTCTGATGGATATGCATGGTTATTGAATATTTCAAATAATGTAACCAAACAGGCAATCAAAGATGCCTGTACTGCGTATAAGAACTTTTTTAAGGGTTTGCAGAAATTCCCAAGATTCAAGTCAAAAAAGAGATCAATGCCAAAGTTCTATCAGGACAACGTTAAGATACGATTTAGTAATACCCATGTTAAATTTGAAGGCTTTTCTTCCAGCAGGAAAGCCAATAAACAAAAAATGAATTGGGTAAGACTTGCAGAACATGGAAGGATTCCGACAGATGCTAAATATATGAATCCGAGAATATCCTTTGATGGACTAAACTGGTGGATCAGTGTATGTGTGGAATTCCCTGACAGCAGGGAAACACTTAATGATGACGGAGTCGGTATAGACCTGGGAATCAAAGAACTGGCCATCTGCTCTGATGGAACTAAGTATAAGAACATCAATAAGAGTCAGAAAATAAAGAAACTAGAAAAACAGAAACGCAGATTACAGCGTAGTATCTCTCGTTCTTA